GGTATGTAAAACAATCTATTCCGAAGATTTTAATGACTCGACAACAAGGTCCTCAATAAGAGATTGCTCCATCGAGTTTTCAAAATTTTCGAAATAATAATTTTTAGCCATGATGCTATCCTATCATGTCCATAACGGGCAAAGAGTATGAAGTAATCATATCCTCTTCCAACCGTTGTATTTCCTCTCGAGCATCGTTTAAAATTTGTTCGCCGTTAAACTGCACATTACCAGGTAATGTCATGCCATTAAATTTAGTAAGGTTTGAACCCCATTGATACTTGATCTTCGCTGATGCATAGTTTTGTAACCATCGATCTTTATAAACATCTTGATACACTTCAGGATCAACGATTTTGTATGCTTCAACAGCAACAAAGGTGCCTATATCTAATCGACTGTGTTTCGTATCAAGGTGCAGTTTATTCACGTTGCGGTTGTATCGAATAGGCGTCATGCCCACTAACAATTCTTCCATGAATTGAAGATTTTGCATTGACATGTAAAAGTGTGTTAAATTATAGTTGACAATATCGTGTAAGTTGTTTAGAACAAATTGATATTGAACATTAAACATGCCTGAACCGGCAGTGATGTTAGATCCTAAATCAAAAACCTTAACTGCGCCAATGATGTTTTCAGGCATCGTAATATAACCTGCTTCATGCAATCCTTTATAAATTGAATTGATGGCAGTCGGTGTACTTTGACTTGTGCTTGTTACAGTTTCATCTAACTGGAAAGGTTTATCTTCATCAATCAAAGTTTTGTAATAAATGTTATTATCTTCGATTGAAATGATCTTTGCGCTACCAGTGCTCGTTGCACCCGTTATAGTATCATTAACAGCAAAACCTGTCGCATTAGCAACAGTAAGATATGATCCTTTTAATTCATGCTTGTGATAAATTCTTTCGGCACCATCAAAATGATAATCCCAATAATAAGACAATGCCTCTTCAACACGATCATCAACTTGATCCTGGTCAACATTAATCTCAATGACTGGTTTACCTAGTTTCCTAAGGCACCATTCTTTGAATTCTTTTTTAGTTGTTGGCTGTGCCATTATTGTCTCCGATTATTATGACCAACTGGTCACATTGAGTTCTACACGCTTCCATGTATCTGTTGCAGTACATACATAAATGTATTGATCGTCAACTCTGATTTCGCCTGCTGCTCCAGTAGTTGAATCAGTTGCAGGTGCAGTTGCGTTTAAGTTGACACTTCCTGTTACAGTCCCTGTCACAAATTCGTTTCCGTTGATAAAGCAATTGCCATCTATTTGCAACACATCATTAATACTGGCACCTGTCGTTGTGGTATCTTGATTTAACGCACCTATTACAACGTACCCATTATATGGTGCTAATCTAACTTTTCCTAAAGAATCAACATCAATACTAGGAATACCTGAAATGTCATTAGCAGAAAAAATAGTTCCGTCAAAACTATTATTAACACTAAAAAGTTGTCCTGCGGTGCCTTCAAATGACAAAGATCCATCATCTGTAACTCGTAAAAGTATGCTAGGATTATTATCGCCACCCGTAAATTCAATGGTGGGTAATCCGTTTGAATCAGTTGCGGGTGTTATCGTTAAATTTTTATCTGAATTTGCCATTTCGCACTCTTAAAATAGTTTATTTAAGTATTTATATAATGTGTTGTTAAGGATTTGCTTGATATTGAAGATCACCGACATTCTTATATATAGCAGTTTTTTTAGTGTGTTCATAAGCACTTTTTATTTCGTCACCAGTCAATAATGTTTCCCACATAATCAAAGGACCTATATCTCCTTCAAATGAGGAGAAATTGCCACCAACCGCATACGAAGCGTCTCCGACCCATCTAGTAGCACCAATACCGTTAAATTTACAACCTGCGTTTGCGCCAGGAATCGACCACCCGAAAAGTCTCCTAGAGTTTAATCTGAAATGTAGTTCGCCGTTGACATATACATCTATTTCAGGGACACCTTCGTTTGAATCTTGTATTATTCTGGGTTTGCTTGCGACAGTTAAACAAGTCCACTTTGTCTCTTCAGCAATGATGTTATCAGATGCATTGACTATTTCAAAATTACTGCCGCCATTTCCTGACCCTGCATTGGTGTTGCTAAATGTCCCTGGGTTCAATGTAATTTTTTCGTCGGCCATATTCCACTGCAAGAGGTAAGAAGAATTCCCGCCCGAACTTTGCTGCCTGAAAAGAATACGCTGGTCAGCGGAATTCGAAGACCCAGGTTGAGGTCTAAGCCAAATTGTAAAAGTAAAACCTTCAGGATTCCACCAATTTAAGAATAACTTGTTCGTTGAGGTAGCATCGTTATACCCATCCTCCTGTGTGGCGCAATTTATCCATCTATCACCACGAGGCAACCCAAGCAATCTTGAAAAATTGAGATAATTTGTTGTTAGGTTCGGATAACTAATTGACTGCGTAGTGTGAAATTCATCAGTATTATTCGGGTCATTAAATATTCCTCTTCTTGCTCTCCACAAATATTTTTCATCTGAAGATAATCCATCTGATGAAAATTGTCGTACTAACATATCGTTAAACGCATAAGGATTTGTGTTTGATGACTTGTTACACTTAGGATTATTGAGATCTATATAGTGAACCAATTTTTCTGCTTGTGGCAAACTAAATCCTGATGAAATTACACCCATAACTTATAACCCTATCTCAAATTCACCAGGTGATAAATCTAAATCATCTGTGTTAATTGATTGATTTTGCGAGTCAATTACAGGAAACCCATCACTATCAATTATCTGGCAGTTATAATTGCGCTGTTTTGCATTAGGTTTATTGTAAATATGTTTATATGTCTCGTACGCTTGTCTCTTTTCTTGTGCAGTTAGTGTTCTATCCCACTTTGCTATAACACCTACATGTCCCCAAAATTGACTCCCTAAAGCGTCAAACGAAAGATCATCAGGCATATCATTGTGATTTATTAATGTGTTTTCTCGTTTGCTGTCATTTTGGTTTGATCCGGTAGTGATATATACATCTTCTCTAGTCGATTTATTTTGCAGTTCACTATTATATTTACCTGTCAATACCTGTATTTCTGTGGCAATTGAATAATAATTCGCTGTTGGTCCTGTTGGTTGTGTATCTGCGCCGCCCGGCGAATAATTTGTTGATGAATTACCAGTCGGACCCTGATTACCTCTGTCACGTCTGCTCCTATTTATAAACAAACAAACCCAGTCATCTTTCAGGACTTGAAAACTCTCATTGCCATTCACGCCGCTGCCTAATACCCTGTAACCAGCGAAAATGCTGAAAGAAGAATTATTAGTGCTTGGTGCACCATGATCTCCGTAGCGTTGGTTGGCAAAGGCGCCTCTAAAATTTGGATAGTTTGTTGCATCAAAACTAATTCCTGACCAAGATTCATTTGTGGTAATGGTGCTGTCCGCCTGCAAAATGTCTAATGTCCCGAGTTGCATGATGAAGTTTGGAACATTTACCCATATCATCATGCAACACTGTGGGTCTTTACCTTGATTGTCGGTTCCATCTAATATAAGCGAAGATGCATTTAATGCTATCTTTGCATCGGGGTATATGTTAGTATTCGATGATGAGCTAGTATCACCAAATGGCGGAGAATGTTTTACCCATGTCCTTTGACTCTGATAATTATTTGTCGAATTATGCACCCTATTAAATGTAAAAAAACCTGAAGATGCATTTTCTGTAGCAACTGATAGTAAACTATTATCGCCACCGGTAACGATATCCGATCCGTCAGGCGAAAAAAACGTGTATTCGTCTTTTGAAGCAAGGTCGGTGACAGTAGACCCTGTGCCCGGATAACATTTCGGCATATGAGGAAGTATCAAATTTGTTAAATTCGATTGTGCGGGTAAACATTTTCCTAATTGTGATGCCACTTAATTATCCTTATGTGAATATGTAATATCTAAAACTTGAATAAACATTATCACTGCCCCAAAATGCTTTGATACTTGATGTGCCGTCTGAATTATTAAAGTTTGCAACACCATACCCGCCGTTCAATGTATATATAGTGCCATTACCCTGCAGAGCCATGCCTGCTTGCCATGCCCAAATGCCGTCATCTGCACTTAATACGTCCTTCGAAGACCGCTGAGCATAGTAATTTGGTCGACCATAAACATCGGCACCATAAATCAATTGTGGATTGGTTGATAATATCCAACTTTGACTCGTACCTAAGGTTGTTGTTTTAATAATGTCTGGACTTGCAATGCTATTATTATTACCAGGATTAACGTCATATGTGAACCCTTCTATCTGAAACGCCCTGGTATTTCCTAGCTGGGTTTGAGAACCCGTCATTTCGTTATGATTAATTAAATCAATAACATTAACCGGATCATCCATCGTAGAATTAGATTGATCATTGAAAATCAAGAATGTTACGCCCAAGAAGTTGCCATCGTGGAACCCAGCGATACCCAAATACTTTTTGCCGTCAAGATCGACATCATCAAAATTAGCAATTTCTCCTAATTCAATATTAGCACTAAAATGACTATCATTCCAACCTGTGCCGTAATCATTACCTGAACTATTAGAACTTCCTGCTTGAGGTAAATCCGCAATACTATTAATTTTGTCAAGTTTTTCTATTTGGTTGTTTTTATCAACAACAGCAAGCACTCTCACGCCAGCACCATTTACAGTGTCTTCAAGCGCTTCAGCAACTACCCCTGATGGAGTATCCTCATCATAATTTTGAATAAGATTTGTAATAATTTCATAAATGGGTTCTGTAGTCCCTGTACCACCACCGCCAGTATCGCCGCCGCCAGTATCGGTGCCACCAAGATTAGAATTAATTGCACTAGCACCAGGCAAAACAGATGGGACAGATAAATCAGTTAATCCGAATCTTCCTTTCGTTGATAAAAATAATTGATCAGCATCTTGTTCAGACAACACAGTATCGTGCCACATATAAAATTGACTCATATGCATTTCTGCAACTTTTGATTGAGAGTATGGTTTTAAATTATAATTTGAATCAGGTTCTCTAAATAAATGTGGTTTTGTAAGAGAATTAGTTTTAACAGTGGTACCAGTTGCAGTACGATATTCGCTAGTAATCGAACTTGTACCTAACATTATTCTTGTAGGATGAGCACTATTTCCCCAATCATCTTCGGAACCTGAATAACCTTCATAATCGCCTGAAAGAGCGGTTCCGCCTATAGGAAATAAAGTTTGTCCTGTCAACTCTGCTTCTACTTTTCCGTTTACAAATAACTTAATTTTATTAGTGCTAGCGCTATAAGTCATACCCACTAAAACCCATTCTGGAGATCCCCACATAACCCTTTTAGTTGTTCTTAAGACGTTCAGATCAGGATAATCGCCCGTAGTGTCTTCCCAAGTCCCTCTTCGGCCTGGTGCTTGTGACATATGAAATTGTAGTTGACCATAGTTATTAATTATGAACTCAAAGTGATGTATCCCTGCACTAACTATCGGAGAATAATAGGTATAGCGAGGACCGTCACCAAGCGTGTAGTTACTTCCATCATCTTTTCCTCTCCATGCTCCATTCTGTAAAGTAGTTTTTCTCACCCAAGTGAATATAGAAAATTCAGACAGTTCTTGAAAATCTCTTGGATAGTCACCTGCTGGTCCTGATTCAGGATCATATAGTGCTTTTCCTACGAACGGATGCTTTGGATCATCCCACAATGGAGGAGTTGCTGGATCATCTGGATTAGTTAAACCCATTGCTGCGTGACAGCCTGCATTTAACTGGATGAAACCCGGTAAATCTCTCTCGGGATAATATACAGGAGGATAGTGTTCCGCATCAGGGTTAATGTAACTTCCGTCTAGTTCTTCCGGAACAATTATCATTGTGTACCCAGTTGCGCCAGCTTGTAGCAGCGAGTTATTTTCATATTGCCTTGGAAATACCTCCCAAACCGATCCTTCATACGGCGTATCGGGAACTCCTTGAACACGAAGTCCAGAACCGACATCGTCTATTTCGTCACTTATTATTTCATATAGTGCAAGGACACCTTCAGCAGTATATAGATAAACATGATAAACATCATTTCCAGATATAGTGCTTGCAAACAAAGGGTGGTTGACTAATAATGTTCTCTCATCATCATAATCACCGTATGCGCTGTCTAAAGAACTGCCATTGTAGAAGCTGCCAGCATCGGCATTTAAATCAACCTTGCTATATGGTACTCCAGTAGCACATACAAAGTTACCTACGCCGACATCAGAATCTCCGTTCGCATACAGATCTCCGTTTACACTAATTTCTTCACCTCCAGGCTTTACTTTATCCCAAAAATCAAGCGAAGTATATGCATTCTCGCATGTTAAACCTTCAATCTTTACAGCATCTTTATGCATCAAAATAAGTCTTGGGTCGGGATGATGAAATTGCCCAGGAGTATATTTAGGATCAGGATATGATGTAAAATATTTTGTAACTCCGTGATCATAAGGTCTGATCGCATGATATGCGGTTCCTTTATGTAAAAACCCATCTGTGTTGTTTGTGCTTGATTGGTCAAAATCAACAAGAACAGGCGGGCCGATCTCCCATGAACCATAATCTTCATAATCAAAATCATTAGAGTCAGCAGAATAGTCATTATAAATATTGCCTAATGTTATAATATCTCCTGGTTTCAATTGACCTTCACCTGAGTTATACGCTGCCTCGTCTTTTAAAGATCTGCTTGCAACCTGATTGCCCTTTATCACGAGTCTCCAACTATTATGACCATTAACTGATTTGTGTTGTTCTTCGGTATACGTACTACTTCTTCTGTTGTTATACCCAAATTTAATAGCTGCATAAAAAGCACTAGCAGGGCGACCGTTAACCAGTCCGTATCTATCTTTATATCCTTCCCAATTAGTTAACCAGTATTGTTGTCTTGCTTGCCGCATATCGATTCTAAGTTGTGAAGCGGAGTCAGAGGCATAACTTTTTTGATATGGGCTCCCGTGCCGGAGGTAGCTAGAATAGTCGGATGAAAATCTTATATTGCCTTGTATAGGAACACCTACCTCTTCTAACTCTGCAAAAGCTGGAGCATTTTCCATGTGATATTGAAGCTGAGCAGTATCAGAAGAATTAGTTTCTCTATCTGGGTGCGCATCTTGTATGTAATGTCCGATTTCGCTAGAGTGCCATTCTTTATATTTTAAATCCCAAGGTTCAAAATACCATTTACCCTTTAGCGGCAAAACAACTGTGCGACTTTTGTCTGCAGTTGAATTATACCCTGAAAAGGTAGTGGTATTAATGACACTCAGCGGATTTGTGAAAAGAGTTATCGATCTGTTATTACCTGATAAATCTCGTAGACCTAATTGTGGGCGGCTTGGTCCTTGAAACCTAACACTCAAAACATTTCCCGTGGCGGCATCTTCATAGGGGCCGGATGACGAGTTCGTCAAATGTGAAAAATCATAATCAGTTGAAGTACCTACATACTTTTCAAAATGTTCAGATGCTTCAAGTTCTAGGTTAGGGTTTGCAGAAATGCCATCCCAAGCGTAAGGTAATGGTTGACTGTTGTATATCGCTTCAGTTATGTTAAAACATTTTGGGTTCGAAACATCGTACCAAACTGAGATATTTTCTAGGTGAGGTATTTTAGCTGAATTGTACTGAATCGCCACTTACACATCCTCGTATTCGACTACCAATTTTTCAACATCGTTTCGTTCTGCGAATACAGTATAGAAACAATTAATTGTGTCATTTGAACTCACAACAACAGTATTATCAATAATATCTTCAACGTATAGTTGTTGATGTGATCCTATAGGTGTGAGATTAACAGTAATTGTTGACTCATCAACTAAACCTGTCCAATAATCAGGCAACTCAATAACATTATTATCTGATAATCGTCCTCTGACGTAAACGCCATTTTCAGGTCCTTCTAAAGATGCATATTGTAACTTCAGGTTGTCTTTAGTTGGGTGATCAATCAAGAATGACTTGGTCACAGCAGTCAATGTTCCTGATAATGTAACATTACCGCCAACCGTTAAACTGCTTGTTGATGTGTTGTATCTTAATCCTGTGCTTGTTAATGGATCTTGTGTTGTATCATCAGCACTGATGCCAGTAGATGCGAATACGATATAATTTTCTATATCTGTAGTTCCGGCGTCTTCAGTATGCAACTCTCCCCCAGCCGCACCAGCAAGATCAGCAATTGTTGCAAGTGTTGAAGTTTGATCTGGTAAGGTTAATGTTATGTCTGCTGAAGCAGCATCAGGGAATGCTAATGTTGTATTATAATTCGTGCCTTTTGATTCAATATTCGTACTGTTAGATAAAATTACATTACCTTCAGTGATGCTCAACTTTCTTTGACGATGATCTAAATGCCAAGTTGGCCCTTCTTCAGGGGCATTATTTAAGTCTGACCAATCAAACACATCAAAATGAATATTGTTTCTTCCCCAAACTCTTATTCCTGACCATTCTTTTGTTGCATGTGTTCCGGTGATTGTTGATGAACTTGGTTGAACCGCTGCAATTGAACCTTGCTCGTAATCATTATTCCCGCCATAATTGACTCTACCGGTACCTGCATTGGTGAATGATAGCCATTTTTGAGTGCCTAATGCATTGTCGCCAACATTACGAGTCATTTCAATTTCAACAATTGCATCGTCACCGCCGCCGCCAAGTTGGGTTCTAGATGCTGTCCTGGCTACCTTTAGCACGTTTGCATCTTTTTGATCAGCTTGCAATGAACATATAACGCCGGGATCGTTAACTTGTTCAGTATTGTTCAGCGTCAATGATGCGTCTGCTGCACTATATGAAGGCGTATCTGAATCTTTGAATGTGATTGCAGGTGCGCCGCCTACTACTGAATCAGTCGCATCATATGAAATTTGTATATTATTGCTACCAACAAATGGCATACTAACTGCGGCTAATGTTGTTGATCCTAGGGTGCCTTGAATCCCAAAATTGACTGTGCCTGATACCCCAGAGAAGTTTTCCCCTGCAACATTATAAATTGTACCGGTAACTTGTGACCCATCAATTGTAATCTTGGCGTTCGCCTCTGATCCTAGCGTTGTTACCTCAGGAGTTGATGTTATTTCAATTCCATTATTGCCATAAAACTCAACAGTGTCTGCGTTTCCTGTAGATGGCGTTAATGTTAATAATCCTGGGTCACCTGCATTTGCGCCACTTGTATCTGCTCCAAGTGTAAATATTGTGTCAGATGTTGAAAAGTTATTGTCTATTGTCCCACCAATAGTAACGATTTGACCATTAGTTCCCCCAGGTACACTAAATCCTGTTGCTTCAATAACCCTATTGATCGTGAATTGCCCATCACCAACTGCCGCACCTGTTGATGAATCAGCATCATATTTTATTGCAGGAACAGTTGCATCAGTCCAATAAGAACCCGTTGCTGTGGTATCGCCGAATATTATTCCTGCGCCGTCTGTTTCAGTCGCATTTCTAGCACCGTTTGCAAGAACAATTGTTTTATCAGAAATTGAAAGGTCTGTACTATTGACAGTTGTTTGTGTTCCATTAACAACCAAATTACCTTCAATGAAAACAGTCCCAGGAACTGCAGGATCATCATCTGTTGCCGCAGAAACTTGCGCCGGCATCAATTTAAGATGTTGATTCGTTTTAAATTGTGTGTACGAAGGAACGGTGGGTTGAACGCCATTATCATCAAGTTCGTTATCTTCATTTTTTCCGAAGATTAAAGTGTTTATTTGAGTAGAATTATCAGCGGCATTTGCTGTTCTGCACACTACAAGAGATGTGGTGTTAGAGTCGGTACTAGGCGCTTGATTGATTACATCAAGATTGCCCGGACGAAACTCAATCCCGGTCTCGTTATTTTGATAACCGCTTGACCAATTATCCTTTATAGATCCGTCATATGATCCAGTTACGCCTGTCGCACCAGTAATGTCACCCGCAATTAAATCTATTGACGTTGAATTTTGTAATTGTAATCCACCAGTTAATATATTAATAGATTTATGGAATTTGCCTCCACCTGCAACATCTAAAGCGGGTTGTAAAACTGCTTTGCCAACTATAGGTGAACCAACTGAACCAACCTGTCCTGCGCCCGCCTTAAACAATGTGCCGACTGCATACGATTTATTTGCTTGGCTAGTTTCATCTATTGCGTCCCAGTTTGTGTCGCCATCACTACCATAAACAGTTATTCTATATGTTTCGCCTGGAACAAAATTTCCCGAAGTGACTTCGGTTTCAGTAATGCCCTGTGTGCTTGTGATTTGTATCGAGCGATCTGTTGTTGCACCTACATTACTTGTTAATTGCAATGAAGATGCGTTTATAGATGTTTGTGTAATCGTTGATGTCGCTTCCCCACTAATACCTATTTTGTATTGATTGTTACCCGCATCTTCTAAAGCAAGATCGGTGCCCAACCCCACGAAAAACCTATCACCAGTTCCACCGGTTGACATAAGGAAGCAATTTGCCCCATTATTAGGTGATTCAGGCAACCCAAAATTAGGTTCTGCTTGATCTAGACCTAAATAGTCATATCGATCAGCAGTAACTTCGCTTAATGGCGTGGTTTTTACACGACCTGAAAGATAATTACTCGCAAATCTACGCATCTAATGTTTCCAAGAAACTTAATGTTAAATCTAAATCATTTGCATCGCTAGCAAACCCGATTAATTCATCACCTGTCTGTAAAACTAATTTACCTGTTGCTAAGTTAGCAGCATCGTTTGGCGGGATAACCAATTCATCAACCAATATAGATTCTGTTGTTCCTTTTTTCAGTTTAAATGTGACAGTTCTATCTGTCGCACCAATATTTGCACATTGTGCATTCAGAACAATTGCTGTATATCCGAACGGTGCTTTGTAAACTAATTTATCAGAATCTCCCGCCGAAGATAACTTGAATTTATGTTGTACTGACTTAAACGTATTTAATTGTGCCATTTTAATTGCCTTCGATTGCTAATATGTATGGTGTCATAACTGAGAATAGTGATCTATCGAAAGTATTACCTTCAATTCTACCCGCAGTTCTATTTATGCGCATTTCAGATCCAATTCTAAAATCACCCTTGTGATCTGTGGATGTGAAATAAACAGCACCTAAGTTTGTGTCCTCGTCAAATATAACTTCATTTTCTGTTTTTGGGAAGTCGTTTGTTCGAGGTCTGTTATATAAATCATCTGTGTTTGCGCCGGCATCAGTTAGACCTTGTATCTCAATGCCTGTTCCGACATATTCGAATGTCATCGAACTAGCGGCAATCAAACTTCGTTTTCTGAAGTTTACGCCATGACCTGAAAGAAATGCATCACGCACATCTTCAAGTGGCGTAACACGATATACATCGATTCCTTGTCCTGATGTTGCTTGAATTTGTGATTTGTTATCTGTTATCGCCGTCTGACCTGCGATGAATTTAGCATCAACACCTGTTGTTGATAAATCGGTTAATTCGTCTAATTCAAATGCTACAGAATCTATGTACCCGATAATTTGATCCATTAATGCTTGCGCAGTCGTTGTTGCACCTGCATCAGTTATGACGTTTGCAAGTTCACTCTTTAACGAAGTGTATACCGCTTCTGTAGCATCAACAGTGTTAGAATCGGTTCCTAGTTGCGCAACAGTTTGGCCCGCATCATTTGTAATATAATAGCTTTCTGCGACTCGTAATGTCGCTGAGTTTGTGTTGTATAATAAATCATAACACAATGCATCAACTATGTACCCAACATCTCTTCTGCATTTTGCTTCATTGTAATTAGGATTAGTTAAAATGCTAGAATAATTTGTCGTGACTTCATTTATCACAAAATTCTGTAACGCTAATCTATTTGCAATCAATTCGTCTTTTGATGTGACAATAGCAGCACTTGCATTTAACGTGTTTGGCAAGAATAATGCATCTGCAACACCGTCTCCGGGTTCTGAAACACTTACAGTTCCATCTTCGAAGATGTGTATGATTTCATCAAACGCATGATTCGCTCTTGCGAGGACATCTGGATCCGATGAAACATTGGACAATTGACCAACAAGACGTTTTGTATCCAACATTGAAGCGATTGTAGGATTCTTTTGATTTGAGTTTGTAACTGTAGTGTATGCACTCGCACGTTGATATGCAATACCAGTATATACAGCGTTAAAGTTTGTGCCTAACAATACATCATCTTTAACAGCATCAAGGATTAATCCGACATCTCTTTGACATTTTGTTGTGTTATAAAAGAACTTAGGTGTTAGTGTGTGATTACCCGTACCTTGTGTCGATAGAATTTGAATACTATTGTCTATATCATTTGAGTTGGTCGCAAGTTTGAAACTGTCAGCAGTCACATACTTGATGAAATATACTGTATCGTCAACCAATCCTCCAGGAGCAGCGTTCAACCCTTTTGTGAATTTGACAGGTTGACCCTGCTTCCACCCATGACTTGTTAGTGAAATTGTGTCACTTGCTGTTAGCACGCCACTTGAATTAAATATAGGTAAATCATTGCCGTTGAAATCAGTTCCTGTAAAGTCAAGAGATGATTGTATTCCTTCAACAGTATAATATACATTACCTACACCGTTTCCGCTACCATCATCAGTTGATCCTGTATTGATTATAACCCAATCAGTTGTCGCATTTCTCAATGCACGTCTGTTGCCATCTATTTCTGCTTTTGCGTCTGCGTTAGTTCCTGTGGTAGGAAATGCAGGAAGAACCGTTGTAGGTAACGCTTCAAGGTCTCCGTCATCAATAACACCTTTGATAATTTCAACTAAATCGTGTGCAGCTGTGCCTGCTGATGCACTACCCGAAGAACCTGAAGTATTTTGAACACCAGGGTTATTTGGTGATTCGGTGACGGTCGTTCCTAAAATTACTTGCTGACAGACATCTGCTAATCGACCGTAGGCATCTACAGTTGCTGTTTTTTGTCCTGCGCCAAGTTGCGATGTAGCACCCACAAAATAACTTTCAGCAGCGGTTGTTGTTGCAGAATTTCCGCCATACATTAAATCATATTGTAGCGCATCGACTATATATCCAACATCTCTTTTACATTTATTTGTGTTGTACGTCAAACCTGAATGATTAGCAGCAATGTATGCTGTTATTTCTTCTTGCAAAAATGATCTGTTATTTTTTAATCTATCTTTTGCGTCCTCAAACCCAGAACCTCGATTCAACACATCAACAAATGTCAATGCAGGAACAGTTCCGACTACAGTCAACCCATCTTCTAATGTTGATCCTGGTTGTGTTGCACTGCCTATTCCTGCATCATTGATGACTGTACCAAACTTAATAATGTTTGTTATTACATTAAAACTTGTATCAGTTGTTGTTTTTACAGGAATGACATCTTCTAACAATCCTACAAGGCGTTTTGTTTCAAGCAATGCATTTGCTGTATCTTCAACCATTTGTGCATCTGCTAATGCATTTTTACGTTGATATGCGATACCTGCATAGATAGATTTGAAATTGGTCTGCAATGCTAAATCTTGAGCAACCGCATCTACAATTAATCCTGTGTCACGAGAGCATTTTGAAATCAGTTGTCGATCAACATCATTGACCAAGAATGCATCTCCATATTTAGGAGGTGTTGGTGTTGTGATTTCAAGATAGTCGCCAAACGGAACTGCGTTAGCGTTAATAACACCTCTATATAATGATTCAGATGCACCTGTTGCCTTTAATCCAAAATTACCAAACGATGCGTTTGAGTTTGTCAATGAGCATTGTCCACCTGACTCACATAATACAGCGTGATCGCACGAAACAGTAAAGATAGAAACAAGTTGAGCATACCCACGATTAACGATATGAACACCTGTACCGCCCGCATTGATTTGCGTAAACGAATCAGATACCATCGACCTTAATCCTGTAGTCAAACTGCCGTCAATCAACATGCCCGTTGCAGTCGTGTTAAACGCTGTACAGTTTTCTATATAAGGACTTGTTGAGATGGGATTAGCAACACCACCTTCTTGTAATGCAATTGGCGGAAATGAAACAGCAGCAGGATCTCGAGGTTGTGAGGCATCTCTCTGCATACCTTCAAATGTTAGGTTTGTTATATAAGACGCATTTTGAACATAAAAAAGATCGTTCCCTGCATGTGACCCTTTGACTCTTGTTGTTCTTAAGTTGTCACCAACAATTGAAACATTTTTAGGAACAACAATACCGCCCATAGGTGCATTGTCACGAACAGCATTATTTAAGGTGTACGTTCCACTTTTAACAAAGATTGTTGTTTGCTTTGTGTCTCGTGTTAAGGAATGCGCACCACCTAAACCTGAAACTGCAAGTGTAACTAAATCTGCAGACAGTCCTGATATTGCGCCATTTCTAGTTGTATAGAGTTGAACCCTTTCTCGAAGAATTTCTAAGTTTGATGGATTAGGATACTTTCTTATGAAGTATTGTTGTCCATTTGTTAATGAAGAGTAAGATCCTAGATTTTCTTTATATATGACTTCATCACCATCATCAAAAACATGACCAGGCAAATGAATAGTGTTACTTGCAACGTCAATATCAATTGTTGCACCTGATCTAACATCAAATGTAATTGTTGCTGGTGTTGCTCTCAATAACGCTTGTTCAATTGATGCAAATGCTGTGCCGATTGTTTTACCATCATTCGAATCGTCACCTATCTTAGAAACATAGAAAACATTTTCAGCAATATCACGCTGTCCTACCTCTTGCAAAGAGATAGAACCGTCTTGATCTTTACGCATGAACATTTTTCCGTCATGCGTATTGATTGCAATTTCTCCGAGAATCAGCTCATTAGTTTCGTCGTCTAAAGGAGCAACAACTGGCCGTTCGCCCGGAACAATGCTATTTTTTAATTTAATAGTTGACATCTATGGTCGCCTTGTATAATACAATTATATTTATCAGGTGCCGTAAGACCCACCGTCTACGATATTCAGATCAACCCACCCATCAGTAACACTGAATGCTGTAGCACTAAACGATGCAACACCTAATTCTGCTTTTGTGATACCTGTTGCGTTTCCTCTTGTTGTTGCAGTATTAACATCAACACTTATTCTGTTGCCCGAAGTTTGAGAATTGATACTATCAACAACAATCGCACTGCCTCCGGTGACTGCAGTAAACACACTTTGATCATCATATGCTCCCGGGATCGTCACATTTTCAACATAAGATCCTAGAAGCGATCCGACCGATGATGTTAATCTTGTGTCAATCGTTAATGCGCCAGCACCGTCCCATGTAGCTGCACCAGAAACAAAACCACTTCCGGCATCAGCACCGCTTTCTACGGCACCTGTTATTGTTATAGATCTGTCACCATCAAATGCACTTGCGGTATCAGCATTACCTGTAACGTCACCCTCAACATTCGCTACAATGGTGCCTACAGTTCCACTTAAACCATTTGCATCAACATTTGTTGCATCAGTCAAAAATCTAAATTTACCTGAACCGTCTGATGTGTCGTCAGCAGCGTTTTTAACATCATAACCGAAGAACCCAACTTTGTTTCCACTTTCGCTATAATTGAACTTGACGCCACGACCTAATCCGTCATAATCAACTGAGTTTGTGCCAAGTTCGAGTATAGGATCATCAACTTGAACAATCGTTGAATTTACAGTGGTGCTTGTTCCGTTTACAGTTAAGTCGCCAGTGATTATTGCGTTTCCGCCGACTGTTAAACTATCTTGAATTGCAACTGTACTATTAACACTTGAACCTAATGTGATTAAATCAGTTGTCGCAAATAAATTGAGAGGATTTGAAGCAGTTTTTATTACATCTAATGTTCCGCCACCAGTTGACTCTGAATGAATATCATGAATCGACCCACCTTGTTGCGTAGACAATTTAAACGTATTAGCATCGGAGTTTACAACATAGTAAGGGGTTCCTTGAGTTAATCCATCAAATGCTGAACCTGTCCCAGCGTGAGTATAGGTGACAACATCGTTATCTGATAATCCATGATTGTTAACAGTAAACGTATTTGTTGTTAAGTTTACAACACTAATGTCTGAGCCATCAAATTCTAAGTAGATTTGCGGTTCTACTTGCTCGACAGTATCATTGCTAATTTTTATCCTATCTGATGTTTCACCGACCGTGACTGATCCGAATGCAACATCTGCATCCGTGTCTAAAACTTGCTGCAACCCAATTGTTAAAGTATCAGTGGCGTCATTGAATATTGCTGTTACACCCTGATCGCCAGCAAATGAGAAAGTTTGACCTCCATCAACCGTTCCTGATTGTCCTCCTGCAGAGATGTTAAGACCTGATGCAACAGTTGTAACATATCCTTTTGTTGCAACATCAGAATCGTTTACAGGAGTAGGTAAATTAGTAATTGTTGCGGTGCCATCTGATATAAGATTGCCGCCAGAGAAATTCAACCCACCTGCACTAATTGTTAAATTTAGAGCGGCAGTTTCACCAGTTGTTGCAATGAATTGTAAATGGTTTGTGGTGTCTCCGATTTTTATTTCGTTGACACGAGAGTTTGCGTCTGTTATAATTGCTTTACTTGCAGGCAATGTTCCTGCTGATGCTCCTAACAGGTCAGTAAAATATTTACCGCCTATTGGTACAGATAAAGACGCTGCATCATCAGTCGTACCAATGTATAAAATGTCTCCGCCATTCGACCCATTATTTGCTAAAAAAGAATATGCGATTTCGCCTTCGCCGAGCGTACCGGCAATAGGTGTGCCTGTTAATGATGATCGTCTTAATTTAATAGTGCTCATTAGAAAGTGCCTCCTTCAAGCACAGTGCTTTCGTTATCTAACTCAACTGATGCTTCCCACTGGGTTGTTGATGCGTTATAGATCAGAAGTGCTCCGTCAGCAAGACCTGTTGCATCTACGTCAATTAAGTTACTAAGAGTGACACTAGCAACACTGCCTCCAACTGAGTAGTTTGTTACTAATAATCGATTTGATGGTGTTAGAGTTGCTTTTATATCACTCATATTAAATCCTTGTTATACCTGCAGTCACAGTTGCGGTTCCTTGAACAACACGACTTGTTTTTGATCCGTCAGCAACAGGAGATGTTATTTCAACATCATATAAATATCTTCCTGGTTCAAGTGAATTGGTGCCAAGATGCGTTTTCTCTGACTCAGTTCCTGCACCCGTCACATAATCATCTTTAGGAAGTTGTACGACTATTTGCCCTGCTAAATTATTGTGTGATGCTTGAAATGTTGTCGTTTCAGTTGCCGATGCGTAATTTTTTCTCATCTGTGAAGCAACAGTAAATCCTGTTAAGTTCACAGGCAAACCTTCAGGTGTTGTTAAATCTATGGTTGCATCAAAATCTGTGCCTTGATCTATAGTTATATTTGCCTTAACAGCCATTAGTTTCTCCAATCAATGTTAATTAGTATTTATAAATAATATAAACACAAGTCCTACTCTCGAGGAAAAGAATGGCAATTTCAAAATATACAAGGTTCGGATTAAGAGCAGATAGAAATCTATCAGATCTTACAAATAAATCAAAGGCATTGGCAAATATCCTAGATGACTTTACACCTGGGCAAACATTTACGCCATCAGATCTAACAGTAATCAACGGATTAAAAACTACAAATGTATTTGCTGAAGATTTAGCGCCTCTTGCAAACACCGAAGTGTTATATACTCCAATTGTAGCTGATCCTAATACTGGCGGATTCACTATAGGTGTTCCTGCACCTGTTGAGCCGTTGATCACAATTAAAGACATAATTCAAACCAAGAAAGTTATTTTAGGTGATCCCGCATATCATCTAGGCGGCACAGGCCCGAATGCATTTGTTGTTCCCCCTGAAGCATTAAAAGATGCGGCGGGTAGACTGTTTCTAGAAACTGAGACAATTACCGCTGATGATGTTTTTGATACAACAAATGCAGCAGGAAGGATATTAACTGATGAAGATTACTGGATTGACGGGAGATTTGCATTCGGCGGACCATTGCATCCGACATTTACATCATCTTTTGGCGCTCTGTGCTGGGAAGGACATTTTTCAGCATATTACAATAATGATTTGAGTATAACGAGTAATGCATTTTGCTTATTTGAAGAATACAATGAATCAACCTCATCATGGGAAACTATAAAGCGTGTATCAGGTGAAGGTGTTGATCAAGTAGTGATTGAGGTAACCGGAAGTGCTACAAACCAACTGACTGGGCTCACTGTCAATCCAACGTCTATGCCCTTTGCATGGGAAGGAATGAAAATAACTCAAGGGGATAGCACATACAGAATAATAGATGTAAACCACTCTGCCAACACAATCGATCTTGAAAAAATTGCAGGACTAGGATCAGGATTAAATTACTCTAACGGCCTGGAAGGGTGGTTTACATGGAATATAGGCGAAGATGATTTATATGTCAAGCTTAACCCATTTGGCAGTAAGGCTAAAGGACAAACGAATAGAATACGAATAACTGTATGGTACCCACGCCCGGACCAGTTTGGAGGAGACCATACACTTATTCCAGGGCAGAACACAGGCGCAAGTGATAACCTTAAAACTGATGTGACCACATACGGCCCATTAAAATTCTTTTTCAACATATTCGACACAAGTGACACTGCTTCTTCTAGCACTACACCTTTTAACTATTGGTATAAAACGCCGCAATTGGCACCTGACAGTGTACCAAAGGCGAACACATTTGATCATTTCAAAAGAAACAGAATCAGCGGTAGATTGAAAAAGAGTGATCAATATTTACAAAACGAAAAACCCGTGTACATTGATTATGCGCCGACAACCTCTGTAAATGATTATGTTAAAAATAGCGGTGCAAGTGTTGCCTTTACATATCTAGGCGAAAAGACATTTTCCACATCAGCAACATTTATCGAAGAAGGTGATATATTATTACCTACCTTTTCCGATACGCCCCACTTTACATTTCTTCAAGTTTATGAGGCAAGAGGCAGTACTATTATCACAGAACCCTTTAGAGGTGACTTTGCAGAGGACCTTGACCGCTTCAGGAGGTGCCTACATAGAACTGGTACCTCGGACAATTATTTTGTTGTTAAACCAAAAGGGTTGTTAAATGTATATAATACTGCCAATGCAATAGTTGTGTCGGCGGGTGTTGTTAGTGCCCACCAGTTAAAAGAAGCGGGTAACAGCACTGATAGCGTTTCTTATAGCGAATACCAATACAGCTCAGAGGATTTGCGTATTGGTGATCTTGTGATAACACTAAATAGTACGCAAAATACATGTAGGAGAATTCTTTCGGAACCGACCATTACTGGCACCAGTTCAGGTATGGATACAGTTACATTTGTCAGTGGCCCTATAGGAAATGACACGTATGAAGCTGATGTTTATAATTGGGTTCTTGTATTTGGTCATCGTGGGTTATCTGATCATTCAGTATCTGCGCAATGTGAAGGTGTTTACGGAAAAGAAGTTGCTGCTACAGCAAATTCTGGTGCCACGCAAATATTTTTAACGGATGTGAATGGCATTACGGCACATGCCAGTACAGGCGATTTTGTACAACTTCCTGGAATAGTTTCAGGTACAAATACGACTCGAGTTACTGGCGTAAACGATTCAACAAACCCACCTTCAATCACATTATCAACGGGTCTCATTGGCAGTTTGCCTGCTTCAAGAACACTAATATTTGTAAAGGATGCGAATGATCCTGGAAGCGATCCGTCAACCGGCGATAAAGAATTGTGTATTATCCCATTAAACACTGCACCACCTTTTGCAGGAACTGACTTGGGACTATCAACAGTTGCATCGCACCCACATTTATCCATAGGCGGAGACTTTGAGATAACGGGTATTACTATAGATCAGGGTAATACAACAGAGGTCGGTTCTCCTACAACAGCAACAGCAAATACGGGGTTGCTACTAAAAGAGAAAACAGGCGCAAGCACCTACAAAGATTATTGGATATTAATGGGTTAACTGAAATTACTTGCTTGATCAGTTAATAAAATATAATATGCTTCGCCATTAATTTCAACTTTCGCTTTATGTGTCCATGTTGAGTCGACTACTTTTGAACCACTGGTCGTTCTAACACCTGAAGCGTTTGTTGTTATTATGTGTGGGTTAGGACCTTTATAAAGCAGATTAAACACTTGCGCATTTTGTGTTGTCGAGGCAGTTTTTATAAAACTTTCTGTTGCAAGTACACTGTCAGCAGTGTCATAAGAAATCAAATCTTCTGTTCCTACAATCCACGGGTTGTTCGTGTCAGAAAACGCTCTTTCCTTAACGCCATCAGCCATGATATATAATCCCGGCATCGTTTCATTGGTTGCCGTAGTTCCTAACACTAACCCAGCATCATTCGCTATTTGTACACTGCCGCCCACGTTCAATAATTTATTAAGTGTAGTCTTTCTATGTGTAAGTATACTTCTTGATTCTTTATATTGAAAACTTTCTATTGCACTATCAATTCGACTATTCAAGCTTTGTGGCGTAAGAGTTTTTAGAAATGTTACTTGTTGTGACCGATCTCTATTGCTAGTTTGTAACTGTTCTGGTAATGAATACGGGTTCTCTAAGGATGTTGAACCATCGTTCATTGTTATACGATCTTTAGAGTAATTGGTTATGTTAGCAAATGTGACAGGATCTGGCCGAAAAAACTTTTTAGTTTCAAGATCCTTAAAATCGTCCCATGATGCGACAGCACCTTTTGTTGTGCCGTTCCACGCATAAAGTTTGAACCTATCAATGCCATTGCTGTCGTCAACTATATACGAAGTTTTAATGCTATTATTCTGCACAACATATATGATCGAATTATTACTAAACGGAACTTTGCCGAACTCGCTAGAAGGAATGACTATAAACTCGTATGCCGAGGCATTTCCTACAGTATAAAAAACCTCATCTGCAGAAGGAAAAGATTGCGCACTTGCTTTGAAATTTGTGTAATCAAGTTCAGTTACTGTGCGTAAGTTATTCGTGAATAGCGCAATATCAGAAGAAATGCCTTCCCCTGCAAGATTGTTAAATATTTTAGTCGCAGAATTTGAATCTTGCGATTCGAATAAGTTTGATGTTTTTGCAAATCCGATTGCCATTTATGATACCTATGCGTTGAGCAATATTGTCCAACCAGCAGATCTTAACTCTCGTATAATTCCGCCTGTGGTTGCGTTTTTAATTAATCTCGATTCTCTCACTTGAGGATTGCCCGATAAATTTACAGTCACTCCATCTCGTGTATTAGCAGTCCAGTTTGTCATCATGTCTTCGAAGATTCTCTGTGCAGCACCCTCTGTTAATGCATTCTCTGATAAATTTAATTTTTTCAATTCGAGGTTTGTGGATAAAGACCCAGCCAAATACCCAGTAAACTGATTTCTGCTTAAATTTATATCAGATATATCTTGACATGCTACGAAAGACGGCACAGCATTTTCAAAATCGTTATCCTGACCATGCAATTTCCACATATTTGCAGCAAATAGTGACCCTATTCCTGTCAAGTTGTTATTTTGGATTTCAACTTGGGCAACTGAAGGATTATTAATTGCAAAAGGACCTGTAAAATTGTTATTGCTTAAAATCAACTTATTCAAGTTCAGAGAGTTGCTGAAATCAGGAATAATTCCTTCGATTTGAGTATTGGTCAAACTAAAGTTTTGTATTTGTGCAAGATATGCAGTATTAGGCATCTTGCCTCGTATATTAGGCCCGGTCGATGCACTTCTTCCTTGACCTTCAAGTGTAAAATTAACCAAAGTTGATTGAACAGGTTGGAATGTTAATGATGTGCCTTGTTGCTCAGCAGATACATCAGAGTTTTTACTTACTCGCCTAACTGGGCGCACCAAATATCTGTGATCTTTATGCACATCAACCTGCGCACCATTGTCGAAGTTTTGTGCAATACCTTGAGTATTAACAGCTGATGAGCTAGTCGATGTCCAATAATATCCTTCTCTGCTTCGAATTGATATTTTTGTGACATCAAGATCAAATGCAAATGATTTTAAACTTACAACATATGTTGCTTGCGCATCAACAGTAAATGTGCTTGCAGAAGTAGTCCCATTACCTGAAATCGTAGCAGTGTCGTTTATAGCATCATATGAATAACTTGCAACTGAATTTCCTATGGTTGAAGCATCAGGGTCAGTTCCTGGTGATATTAATCCGTACACATAATGCTCGTGAAGGTCGTTGCTGCTTCCGAGCGCAACGGATGCGCCGTAAAGAGTAGTTCCTGTAGCATATGACCCTGTAGCATCAAAGGTTGCTCCTACAGCAACAACACTTGCGCCAATATCATTCCAGTTCTCTGCAAGATCAACAGCAATACCAAATGTTCCTGTTCTCTGCATTACCGTGATTGTTCCTTCCATGTCAGGATGCGCAGAACATTGATAAAAATATTGTCCTGCGGATGTCGGAGTGAATGAAACATTACCTGTGCCTTGACCCGTTACAGTTGCATCTGTTATTTGATTTGTTGTGCCCGAACCTAATGCTGTTTTTATATACAAAGGATGAGCGCCTGCCAAAGCGGTTAAATCAAATGTTGCTGTATCACCTAAAAGTATGATAATGTCAGGATCTGTTGTTCCGGTTGCAACAGCAGATCGATCCGTTCCTGCATCAAACGTATAATCAGTTCCGTCACCGGCAGTAATTGTATATGCATGAGTCACATCTGCAGATTGTGCAATATCAATTGCGCCGCCGCCACCGACAGGTTCTAATTTAACAGATGCGGCCGCTGTATCAACAACCCTGTAATTTGTCCCATCAACTAAATTTGTAAAATTTTCTGTGACACCTGAAACATGACTAAATGTGACGATTGTTCCATTGGTTAATCCGTGCCCAGAACCTAGCGTGATTCTATCATTGGTTTGATTGATGCTTGAATATGTAATATTATTAAATGTTGGTGCAGTTCCTACACTTACAATTTCATATGTCTCGCCAGAAACAAATGACCCAGAAGGGATTGTTGCTCTAGAAGCAGAAAATTCAAAATCAAAATCATATGTCCCTGCAGGTAGGGTTACCGTCCGGAATACACCTGCGTTGCCTGCAACTGCATCGGTTGCACTTGGCGTTCCTGATGCAGCAGTGCCTGTAGAATCTTGCGTTACACGAATCTTATTACTGCTTCCTTGTGGCACAGATATTGTTGCACCGTTAAACCCTGTCCACCCAGTTGTCCCAGAAGAGAAATTAAAGTTAGACACATATTGTTGAGGTGCAGGTGTCGAAAATGATTGTGCGCCGCCTGTCTGGAACGCACTGAAAGGCGTTTGTGCAGGATTTATCGGGTTATCATTATAGGTTGTCGTATATGTTGGCCTAGAATGAGGGTTGTTCCCGCTTAATGTGTCATTAGGTGTTGATGTTGGCTTGAAATTTCGATACATCATTTCAAGTTCACTTTTCGATGGGATATACCAATCATCGTATGTTGTGTCGCCGTCTGTAACACTCAATCCTAAAGCATAACTCGCCGCTTCATAATCTGAGGTATTGAATTCACTAGCAGTATTATCCAAACCAGTCCTTGCATCTGTTGACCCGGCAGTTCCGTTGCCTCCAAGAATTGCATATCGTGAACGTACAACTTCGTGACTTTTATCTGAAACAACTAACCAATACTCATCGTTGCTGTTATCAACAATTGTTCCTGCATAATACCCACCGGCATAATCTGACCCTACTGCTCCGGGAGGTTCGTTTGCGATAGGAATATGGTCGTTACCAAAAAAGTTGTTTTGTCCGGCTGCAGTAACAAATCGGCCGCCAGTACAGTTAAATTCCTGCAATTTCGTTCCGGCGAAAGCGTTAGCGGTCATCTTTCCCGTTAATCTGGTGTTTCGCAAATCTAGTAATGATAGTTCAGGAAGTCCCGTGAAAATACTGTCTAAGTTTCCTGTCACACTCGAACTTTCAAAATCTAAAGAAGATAACGCAACACATCCAGTAAACAATGTTTCTAAATTATTGTTTGCGCTGCCACCATTATGTCTGTGTGTATAAGATGTAAGTTCTTGTTTACCCGAGACGTCTATTACGTCTATAGCATTAAAGTCCATGTTTATAGTTTGAATGCCTGAAGCCGCAATTGTGATTGTTGATGATGTTGACCCATTTGCTAGCTCTGCTGAATTGATATTCATTCCATAAAGATCTAAGGTGTTCAAATTTGGTGCGCCTGCTGCACTATAACTTAAACGAGTATAAGGATGATATCTGACTTGATAATTCAGAATTGTAGAAACATTGACTTTTGGTGTTGTGCCAGTGTCTTTCATGTCAACTCTTGTATTATTATTCCATCCACTAAACCTGAAATTTTTTAAATTTGAATCGACTAAAGTTGTTGATCCTCCACCTTGTTTTAATTGACTTATGTCAATAGGAGTTGAATCAGAAAAGCATCCATGTATATTTAATGTTTGCACTGACCTGGGCAATTTTTGCAATTGGGTATTAGCAACATCAGAAGATTTATATAACGGATTACCTGACATTGTAACTGTTGTTAATGCCTGTGTGTGCCCACTAAGGTTGCCTCCGCTGATAGCGAACCAATCAGGCATATTCTCTAGTTTATTATTTGCAACAGATATTGAATTTAAATTCCTTAACTCTATGGCAGGGAAGTCGAACATTTGCATAGCAGGCAATGTCAACTTTTTTAACCCGTCAGGTCTATAGTAAATATCAATAAATTTATCGCCGCCTTTGATGTTTGTTACTTCAGCGGTATGATTTACTGTACCCGTAGGACCTGTTACAGCAATCTCTAACGGCGGATCGAAATTTTGAGGATCTACAAATAAAACTGTCGGCGCAACAGATGCATTATCAATTGAATATGTAACTTTTGCACTAGAAAAATTACCTTCAAATCGCATAGGAATGTTGCGCATAGCATACAATTCACGATTAACTCCGTTTACATTTACAGTAACCGTGTGCGTAGGAACTTCAGCAGCAAATCGTTTAGGGGAAAATTCGCCTTTAAATACAATATCTTTTAATTTTAAAATGCTTTTGCTCGGATCACCTGTTGAGGCATTAGACCCGTCATAAGGATTAATATTTACATCAGCGCCGTAAAAGATCGGCCCGTCACCTATCTGTGACCACGAAGATACACGACTTGTCGAAATATCAGCACTTTTAATTGTATTTGACCCGTCTAAATACTTATATTTTATTGCGCCAGCACGTAACTGATTATTGATGCGAATATCGTAAGGTAATGGTTTGTTCGTGTCATCAATATTATCTAATTCTGCGCTCATGCTGACTGCTGATCGATACATTAGATATGTTTGTTTTTGTTGATCAACGTCAAGGTTTCCTAGCAAATGAAGCTGGTTTCTTGTCTCTAAAACATTACTGAGCCCACGAATGTGATCAAAATCCTTGCGATTCATTCCCAAGTTTCTTAAAGACTCGCTAGAATTATTTAAATCGTTTAGGTGTAATGATACATTCAGACCTGTGTATATAGCCATTACTGCTCCTTAACTGTTAATGTCATTTGAACATCAGCAGACGCATTATCGCCTACGGGAACCGCATTGAAATATAATGCCTCATTGTTATATAATCCGCTCGTCAAGTAAGCACGATCAATATCAAATATGTCTTGTAATCCGAATTTCACCGCTTCGTTTTGCCCCACATAAAATGAATATAATTTTTCTTTTTCGTCTGCAACAGGATTGCTTGTATTAATATCAAATTTTATTCCTGATAATCCATCCTTAGGGATAAAGTTTGAAGGTGACAAGTTAGGTGATGTCAACACATCTTTTTCTATTGTTATGTTCGATGTATCACCAAATCCCGTTTGATTAGTATCACCTATAAAGTTAGGTACATGTGACGTTCTTTCAGTTGATGTAATTTCTTCAACGATGATATTATTTATTCGAGCGTTTGACTTCATTGCAACAAACAAATACAAAGGCTGAATGTTAAATCTGTATACGTCTTGTACTGTAAAATCTTTTGCGTTATCGGAACTCGAAATTTTATTATCGTCTTCTAGTGTAATAACTTTTGCTTGAATCGATGTGACATGAGTTGACGAATCATAAGTTGTCGAACTTCCAGTTAATGCAAAATCGGCTACTGATGACGCACTGCTTAGTTTTTTGATATACGCAACATACGCCTGTGCGCCGTCTACTAGCTGCACACTAGGCACAGTCATGAATACATATCCCGACCCAGTCTCGTTAAATCCTAATTCAGCAATTCCTAGTGTATTTTGTGTTACAGGAGGAAATGCGGTAGTGGTGAAGACGACTCTCAAGTCAGCATTTACGGGAACATTTTGAGCATCAATTAAAGATATCGGGTACTCTATAACCCTCACTTCACCCTTAACACATCCTAACACACCTTTCGTATCAACTCTTCCATTAGACAATTTTCTGCTCATAGGCAGATCAGTGCCACGAATACGATAATCTTGCTCGAGACGGGTGCCGTGGGCCCCTTCTATTTCACGCAGATCAGCAACATCTCTTAATGAATTAACATGATGCTGATTCGTCCATTCAACCATCAATTGCTTATTAATATCAAAATAATAATTATTATCATAATCTGATTCAGGAATAGTATCGTGATAAACACGATCATATGCACCAAATTTTAAATGTCCTACCGGTCCATTTTCAGTGTCATCTACAACTGTTGTCGGCGCTTCACCAGTGACACCTATTGCGAAATCAGCCCAATGAAAATAAGAATATCTTGAGTCACGTTTTGTAGGATTCAAGAAGTGTATTTTAAATCTATTAGTTCGAATAGGAGTGTCAGATGCAACTATACTCCTATATGAAGTAAGTTTAGCATTGAAAACTGTTGTGTCTACAGTGGGGCTAATATTAATACTTGTCTCGTCAACAAGCCTTACCGCTTCACCTATTGTGTCAGCACCTAATCGATATTGTTCTCTTCTCAGTATCTCAGCCTTTGTTGTGTTTATTTCATTTAATGCGTTGAAAAGAGTGCCCGCATAAATGTTATAAAGGCCGTCACCAATAATCTTTGCATTAGTGTCTAACACATCAAATGAAGACGGGCTATCACCAGTTAAATTTATAAGGTTTCTATCTGTTATCGTAAATCTAATATCTTTTTCAAACGCAGTGCCTGCTACAAGATCTACCGACTTTGTACCGTGTTGACCATCAGGACTAACTTTAACCTTACTCACATCAATACGCACATTATCACTTGAAAATACAGATAGTGTCAACGGATATATTTTTTTATTGTTAGCAGTTCCGCCATATATCGTATCTGTTGAAGAGTTAAATATTAAATCTTTAGGGTGAAGCGCCATAATTGCGCCAGTATTATTAGGGTTTACAAATGTTCTTGTGCCTGATGTGACTGAATTGAGAGTAATACTCCCTTCATCGCCTCCATCGATATAATATGATGACCCGTATTTGTAAATGAACGTAGGTTCAGTTAAATTCTCTGTTACATTATTATAAAGCACATATCTAAATTTAAAATCGGCATTCTCTAAGCACGGGTTAGGTAATTTATTTTCGATTACAAATGTATGTAGACGCACCCATCTGCATTCATCGCCACCTATCGGAACATATGCATAAAATTTTGCGCCAATTGCGCCATACCATGAGTATTCAATCTTATACATTGTAACATTTTCAGGATTAATGATATGCCCTGAGGGACCACTTCCGTCTAATCTATCTCCGTTCCATTTTTCACGAGGAATTGTGAGCGTGTACATAGGTTTTGAGTTATCACGGCTTGGCGGAACTTCTGGTTCATCCGTCTGGAAATCTGAAGCAGGAACAAGGTTCATGCCGCCTTCTTCTTCAACAACATCATTAGGAATCGCAATAGTTGATCTACGAACAATATTAAATTTTGTACCTGAAATCTGGAACATATATTGATCTGTTTGGTTTGCACAACCCCATTCAATTTTGTCCGCCGATGACCCAGGATTATTCTTTAACCTTAATCCAAATGTGAATCCTGATACACGACCAGGTTGATACCTAAATGTTTTTCGACTTTCTAAAACTCCTATTGAAGAGTTTATTGAAGATCCTCCTGGACGTGTTACTTCAGCGCTTACATAATCACGAACATACAAGTATTGTCCTACATTTGGGATAGGATTATTTGTAAACACCTCAAGATTGAATACGGGATATGTTGTCGTTGATCCATCGCCGTTATTAACCACATATTTTGGGTATGTGTCTGTTTCATTTCTTATTCTGAAATAGAACAGAGTCCATTTTTCAATTTGATTCATCGCAATTTGTATATCGTCATTGCCATTATTGGAATCTGATGTGTATAATATATTATGGAATTGTGCTTCAGACGCAAATCCGCCAGCAGGAGTCATGTTCCACGATTGCTTTGTTATTGGGATATGCTCTTTTGATGAACTGATAATAGTCAAGCAATCTGTCAAGAAGTTGTTTTCAGCAAATACGGGGTCTACATCTTTCCATATCTCAAATAACCATCTTCCCAAAGCAATGAATCTTATGTATTTACCGAAATCACTTGTTGGGGTGAAGGTGTCAGTTGATTTGCTCGGATGACGAGGATAACGAAATTGCGTAGGAAAAGATTTCAGGTACAGTGCCTGCTCATTTGTCTCTTCTTTAAATGCTGCAGGACCTCGTTTGCCGAAAACAGGATGTTTTCTATTGTACCATTGCGTAGGATAATCACTTTGACCTACAGTATAATAATTCCAATTAGACGCATCTAATCCATATGTCGATACATCGGCAAATAAACTCAACTGTTCTTCGGCACGAGTCACACCTAAGAGTGTAGTACTTACCTCTGAATCAGTGCCAAATTTCTCTGCTATAGGAATGCTTTCTGACGATTCCTTATTAGCAACAAAACTCGATAATGAATTATTTGCCTGTGCAAAGGTAGATATTACAGAATCTTCTTCTGTAACAAGAGGGTTGCCTGCTAAATCTTCTAGCGGCGTACCGAAAATATCGGTAAGTTGATGATACGTTTTTACTGGAGGTGATGGTACCTTATCAAATCCAATTTTGACCTGTCTTGGCATCTATTGTTCTTCCCATGTCAATCCTATTGCTATTTCATTCGGGGTAGCATCTGCTGCTGTATCTTTATCAATAGCAAAATACAATGTTTCCGCTTCATCTGTTAGTGGGTAGGATAGATATTCCTTATTGTAATCAAAATACGTATCAAGATCTAACTGCTCTGTTCCATTTTGTGCTAAGTATAGCGTAGCGACATTAGCACCTGTACCTGGAATGGGTGTAACAGGATTATCAAACACTTTAATTGATGTCAATGTATCCTGCAAAGGAACTTCTGTTTTTGTTACTGTGTCAGCAACAAGGCCTACAATGTTACCTGAGGCGTTTCTTACATACCTCACATCAGGAAGGAATTTGCCATCAGCGTTGAGCGTGATCGTATCACCAAATGATTGCAACACTTCAAAATAATAACTATTTGTTTTCTTATACAATCTACCGAAAATTGTTTCTTCGTCAATTGCGCCAATAACTCCTTGGAACCATCCGTAAATTGATTCACCGTTTTGTAAATATGTACCTGTCTCTGCTACGTTCAATGCCTCATTAGAAGCACTTACAATATAAGGATCTGTTCCTATTGCGAGCGCTGAATTTGAATCAATACTTGTAAGAGTCTGGAATATCGGAGTTCTTTTCATAGTTAATCGAACAGGACCAGAGTTAAGATTTGCACTTGATAACTTTGTTGGGTACACTTGTACTCTGTTACGTACAGGGTTTCCTTCAACAGTGCTTAGAATGAAATCTTTTGTCTCTAATCCATAAACAAGTTCAGCACGATCAGGAATCAATGTGACACCAGTTCCTATAGGATTTCTTGAGAAATACAAACTATTAGTAGCAGTATCGACCCAAACAACTTTAATGCCTGCATCAATAGGACTGTTAGTCTTTAACTCTGCACCCATAAAGTATTGTAACGACAAAGTACTACTACCATCTAAGACAGGCAATTCTTCGCCACCAGATGTTTGAGTTTGACCATTCAAATTAAGAACGCCCGAGTTGATTGCCTGACCCGTTGCCCATTTCTTGCCATATGCACTAACAGGACTATTATTATTATGACTGTACAGACGAACAGTACCTCTGTCGCCACCATCGATGTAGTATGAAGCACCGTATTTTACAATATGGTGACTCTGTGAACTTCCGTAAGTATGCGTTGCAACTTCTCCGTCACCAAATGCTGCTGGCGATCCTCCGCCATATACATTGTATGTGATTGGTAGTGTTGCGTTACCAAGAGATGCAATCTTCAACTGATTCGATGCTCGCAGGTGATGTACTCTTACCCATCGTGCTTCACCGTTACCGATTGGAACATAAGCAAGGAACAATGCACCTACCGCACCATACCACGAGAACTCAATTTTAAGCATCGTTACTTTCGTAAAGTCAAAATCATATTCTGATACAGCATCTGTCCAGATGCCGTCTTCGTCTAACACTTCCATACCTGGACGAACAATACCAGTATTACCTGTTGCTAAATCGCTGTAAACTCTCTTAGACGTCTGCCCGTCTAATTTGTCATGACTGAATCTTGAGCGTGGCACACGATACTCGTAAACACCCCAATATTCTGGTTTAACATTATTCTTAATCCAGTTAATGTATTCAGGTGTAAAGTTAATTTCATCATATTGTTGACGAATTGTACCTATTTCAGTAGAATCATTAGGACTCAAAGAAGTGTCGATATGTCCAATAAACTTAGCAGTCGCATCACCTAATTGCGCAGATGATGAATATCGATACGGCCATTGCATACCTTTCGGGAATGGGTCTGTATTTTCTGTGTATTGAATAGTATCATCGGTGCCGTCATATGATTGAATTGTTCTTTCTGCACGGATGCCCGTTGCTAATCTATATTCAGCAGGATTGTATACAACATCGCCGATAAACGCAACAACAGTTTCAATAACAATTGTATCTGTGATAAGGGTGCCTGCATCAGCAGAACCTCTCATAGCATAAATATCATTGCCGGCCTGATCTTGTAGAGTAAATTCACTACCTGTAGGACCGTAAACACGACTGACCTTATAAATGCCTCCGTATTCAGCAACAACAGTTTCGACAACATTACTTGTTGTATCCGAGGTAAAGTTGTTTCCGTCACTAATTTGCGTTTCACTTCCTGTTGTTAGAACCTTAACATTTTGACCGAAAGTCACGTTACCTGTTGCTAACTTAAAACATGTGGGTTGACTATCGTCAAATTGCTCTTTAACAGTTGTTACGATTTGTTTAGCATCTTTCAACATGCTAGGATCATTAACAGCAGCGTGAGTCATCAACAATCCATCTCTCAATGCAATCAAGTTACCTGCGAATCCACGACTACCTAACTCAACACCTTCTTTTGTTTCTCTAACGAAGTTGGAATCTATGATGCCATACAAAGAGTTTAATTTAACAATTTCTGGTGATGTGACAGGTAAATCAAATCCTGTAATATCAGAATCTTCAAAATCTGACTGTATCCATTGCTTCAGATGATTATGCTTCGCAACTTCACGAGGAATATCACTGTCTTCCTGGGTAAAGATGGATAAGCCCGCAGCTTTATAATACATTGATGCATTGTAAAGGGTTTGAGCATTACCGCCGCCAACAATATCATCCTTATATCCGTTGACAATGTATTCTAGATCTCGAGCACATTTGTATTTTATGTTTCTATAAAATTCATTTACAGCAAGAACATCAGCAGCGTCATCAAGCACAACACCATCTATTGAGTCGGTCAACGCATAAGGATAATTTGACCCTGTTAATTCTTTGCCTATCAGCGCAACATCATATCCTTCAGGAAGATAATTTGCAAAGGCATTAAATTTGTATGTTTGTTTAGTGGCAGTGTTATCAGGATCATTATTCACAAATACAAATGACGATACGAAATATGACCAATAATGCTTTCTTGTATCAATGAGCGTATCAACTTTACTCTTTGACCCGTAGTTTAGAGTTGATAATGAAGCATTGGTGCCTGTGATTGGAGGATACGCACTTGTCGCAGTTACGTTTGCAACTATTCTGTTAAAGAATCCTTTATCGTTTCCTGCAGAAACTTTAACTAAGAAGTCATATAATGCTCCGATTTTCGAAACGCCTGCTGCAGTTAATCCTGGCAAAGTAACAGCGATCCCTTTTGCATTAGTATGCAAATCAAGTTCAAATTGCCCCTTAGCTAAGGTGCCGAATATCGCAGGGAAAAGTCCTGTTTGATAATTTTTTGTATTGATTCTTGTATGTGCATCACCGCCCCATTCAAGATCCATCAGCATCATCTTAAGAGCAAATTGAACGTCACGATGACACTTTTGTTTAAATTCGTATCTGTCATAAGGAGTATTAAGGCCTGTGCCGCTACCATTATTGCCGTTATTATTAGTGTTATTATAATAATCAGCAAAGTCGTTATTGCCAAGAGATGCAGTTAATAGATTATTGAATGCGTTTTCAGCGATACTAAGAATGTTATCACTTAATACTTGTCTATCACGCTCAAGCACATCTGTTTTTAATTCTTTTCCTTCTTTACCGATGATGCGATAATCATCAGTTTGATTGTATGGTATAGGTTCATCGTCTGCAGCAGGGTTGGGTTTACGTAAAACCTCATTAGTCAAACCGAAAGGAGATGGCGGGAAATGCATTAACGATTGTGTTCTACGCACAACATTAAAGTTATCACCTTTACCTGACTGTTTTGTTTCCCAATAATATCCGTCAAAGTTATCAAAGATACCGTATTTGCGAATAGCAGGATTTCTTGCGTAATCAGCAGTTGAAATAGATGACTTAACACCGAATGTAGCCGCAGATACACGACCTGGTTGATATCTGAAGAAACGCTTCGATGTAAGCACAGCACTTTCATCACGAGGTGCTTCAACGAGCGCACCCGCTTCAGTCGGTAAATGTTTGATACCATGACCGCCAGTATCACCTGAAATGTAATATTGAGGACTCGATGACCATTCTGATGGATTTACATCGTAAGTATTAACGTCTGCAAAAATACCTAAGGCAACTTCTGATCGAGGAATACCTAACAAAGACAATGAAACTTCTGATTGAACTTTATTCTGTTCAACAACAGGAATAGCGCTTTGATCAGTAGCCAGAACAACAGGAATCGATTTTGATGCAGGTTGTTGACCTGGAGCAACTGGGGTTGTTCTACCTACATTGACTACCCTTGTGTTATTATTAATATTCGTTAAACTAGACATATTTTTTTATTTAATCCTTCCGGTTGCGATTACAAAACTATTTTCTGCTTCTAATGTTCCACTTGTTCCTACCGCTGCTGTTGGGCTTGCATTAACGATAGGATTTGCATTTTCCCATTTTATTACGACTTCTTTTAATGTATTAGACCCTGAAATGCTTTCAATGACACCAAAATCTGCAGGAGGTGGAACGACAGTATTGTCACCTGCACTAAAGTTGTCATGTGCTGTTGCGCCTGCTGCTGTTGGTCGAACTTTACGGCCTACTGCTAAGTATTTATAATCAGAAACTTTAACTGTATAGTTAGCATAATTTTTCCCGTTGTCGTTATATTGCGCACTCCAAATAGCAGGATCACTCGGGTCATTTTGAATGATGCCGTTGAGCACATATTGTGTCACAGTTCCCGACCAACCCAAACCTACGTGATCAGCATCACCTACGGTGGTTGAAGGTGTGCCAACCGGTATATCGTTATCAGGATCACCAGAAGTGTGATAAATTGTATTGTTTGGGTTTTTCATGTAATCAACTGTGTATTGTTGACCAGCAATTTTCATTCTGCGCACTGATGCAGATGGTATTGTCCATTGGAATCCGCCCTCAGAAGGAGGGTTGTCACCTTCTGACCCAGGTCGCATTTCAACATATACTCTTCGTGTCAATGTATGATTTGCTCCATTATTGCTTCCTCCTGAAGATGCAAGATTTACTCGACCTGCAGAGTTATCGCCGCCAGCAAGCGCATTTGCTTGAGTGTCATAGAATGAAATTTTGTCATTGCCAGTCCCTACAACATGAACAAAATACGTTGTACCATCTGTTAATGATGCATACGTTCCACCTTTTTCTTCATAAATAACAGGATCACCAGTAACTAAATCGTGATCTGGTAAAGTTATCCACTCAGCTCCTGTGTCAATAACTGCATTTCCACCATCAAAAATATTTACGATTGTTTGTTTGTCTGCAGCATCACTTTCTGGTGGTCGCAAATCTTCAATCCAAATTGACTCTTCTCCGAGCGATGATTTCTTAATAGCAAATATTTTATATGTGACGGGCGATGAAGTAAGGTCATATACTTCACCATTCTCTTGATATTTAAACGGCCCAGAGTTAAAAGCAGCAATAGGATCAGTAACAGATGCTGATGTGAGATCAATATTAATAGAGTCAAACTCTGAGTTATAAGTATCGGGTTGAGGTAAAAATTCACCTGCAGGTCCTGTCAATACATTAGGACTTGTAATCATAAATCTTGACCCAAACATTAACAAACCTGAACCACAGTTTGAAATAATGTTACCTTCAATAACACCTTTGTTTGTCACAGATGCATCTAGACTATCTGAGAAGTTTTCAAATCTGTTAGATGAAATAGAAGTATTTTCGCCTCCGTCAGCAACAAGTGGCGAGAACACATGCCTGTCTGTGACACCACTATTTACTATTTCTGATGAAACAACTTTAAGATTCTTTGAATCTGGCGCATAAATTCCGCCGCCGATTATGTTAGCCATTCTAATCTTATCAAGCAATACGCCAGTAGATCTTTGACCACAATCAATCGCAGAGTTTTTGCCTTTAAATGTTGTGTCATCGAACGCTATTGAGTTTATAGCATTGCCGTCAATATCAAATCCCACAAAACTTGAATTTGTAACTGTTTGTGTGCCGACCGTCTCGCTTTGAGCAGTAATTATTTTTGATGAGGATGCGGTTGTTGATCCGTTCCATCCCGACCAAGGCAACTTGGTTAATTTTGTATTATATGAAAATCCTTCGACACTAAAGTTTGCAGGAACAGTTATTCCCGAGACGACATAATTTTTAGGATTTAACCTAACTGCTTTTTGCCCACGACCTGCATTGTTTAGAATGCCTGTCTGGATTGCATTTGTATCATTGTGCGAGATCCAAACACCGTTAACTTCACCCGAGTTCATTTTAACGCTTGATTTCAGTGTAACATCAATAAAGGTACTTAACGACTCATTGACTTCATCTTCGAATTGTACACTTTCAATTGTTGCGTCTACCCAACCTCGCTCGGAATCAGCGCCTTCACTAAACGGTTTAAAGTGTACAGTATTTTCAGGAATATATGAATTATCGTCTTGATCTTTAAGCGAATAATCTAAAATATCGTCAGTGTAATAATCGATCCATGAATCATTAACCAAATCTTTAGGACCTAAAACAGCAACAAGTTTACTCACACCTTGCAAAGTTGAATCAACAGTATTTACTTGTGCTATTGACCTATAAACAGCAAGTCCTCGACTAGGAGATACGCCGTCAGCAACTGCAAGCTCGATAATGTGAGTAAAATTTAATTTTACAAAATTTTCAACACTAAAGGATTTCAATAGCGCATTACGATCTTCTTGCAAGAATGTTGTTACATTTGCAGGATCAGTTGTTGCAGGAACACTTACGTTAATGGCAACAGGTGTTGCTGCAGGCGCAATTTGCCCAGTATTCATATCAAATTCACACACTCTATATGTAAATCTTTGATACGGATTATTTACAACAATGGGAGTTATTGTATGAGTTGTTCCTGTACCTTGAGTAGTGATTGTTCGTGGGACTTCACTTCCGCCACTTGCGCCAGTGTTTGCATAACTATCAGCCAATCGAATAACGGTGTCACTAATTCTGATGACATAATACGCTGCGCCGCTTGTCAGATTACCTAAAGCAGTGCCTTCACCAGAATTATAGATAATGTCATTGCCTGTCACAAGACCGTGAGGAGTGCTAAATGTGATCGTATTAGTGGCAATATCAACAAGAGCAGAGTCAAACGCAGGAGTAATGCCTGCATTGCCATCACTCACAGTTGTAAACCCGATTGCTTCACTAGTCACGTTTAATTGATTTGTTAGATCTTCTCTTGATGGCAAATCTGCGCCATACAATCGAACAACTTTATTTGGCTGATAAGATGCAAATCTGCCTGCCTGATCTCTTTTTGTATAATCAGCAGACATGCCGGGAATCTGTCCTTGATTCCTAATCCTGATAACTCTGCCCAATCCCGTTGCACTAAGGGTACCTGAGGGTGCGAATCCTACAGTATCATAATAACTATCAGTCACTTCACCTTGATCGAATGTTGAACTATAAGTGTTGAAAAACGTAGCAAAATTAGAATCAAAATATTCTTCTACTCTGTCATCGGTGTAGTATAAATTTTGAGTGCCTTCAGACACATAATCAGTTGTAACAGCGGTCGTGGATTGTGTCACACCTTGATCGACAAGATCAAATGCTAATGAAGTTGTGATTCCATCAGAAACAATTTTAATAAACCCGCCGCCATCTTTACTATTATCAAAATCATGTAAATCTAATGGCACATTTTTCATGTTAGACAGAACAGTCGGAACACCTGTTAGGTTATCCCAATTTAAATGATGCGCACTATCAAATCCGCCAAGTGTTCCTGCATTTAATGCGGGTGTTGTGCCAGCAGTCGTATATGCATTCAATGCACTCACGACATCATTCACATTATCCGTGAATGTTGAAGCGTCAACCATTATATTTTTAAGGTTCGCAAACGAAATACTTACTGAAGTATTTTCTGCTGTAGATGTTACAGCAAATAAATCATTATTCGCAAGCGTTGAGGTTGCTGGTAGTTGACTAAATTTTATTGCCATCTGGTTGTGCCTTTCCTTTTAAGTATAATGTTTATTTATATATACGCCTACAAGCGTGTTTCGATACAACCTTGCATCAAGATCCTATTCGAATGTTGATAATATTTCCGCTAAGGTCTGTTAAAGGACCTTCGATTCTGCCGAATGAACTTTTGTTGATTGCAGCTACGTTTGAATATTTGGCATCCAAGTGTCCTGCATCGTTGACAGCAAAGGCTGCGCCTGCTGCGCCTTGAGGTATTAGTTCAGGGGAGTTAACCCCTATCGATTGCCCTTGTTGTACGCCATTAAGATGAACAAATGTGTTGCCGCCTGACCAGCCGTACCCCCCGCCTCCGCCGCCTGCGCCTCCGAGACTATTATTATCGTACTTTATTCTCGTTGGTGTTGTTAGCCCCGCTAAACCATTTAATGCAGTCGGATTGGGGTTTGCTGATCCGTTTGGCTCATGAGGATCAGGATCACCAGCTTGGCCGCCAAAATAAGATGATATTTGCCCCGTAGCAAGCATATCAAGTACAGGTGCTGTGTTATTTAGGAACGATCCGCCATACCCTCCTGCATGAACATCTCTCTCGCCCACTTCAGGAACATAACTAGGATAGTTTGGATAAAATTCTGTAGTGGTATTTAAAGAAATTAGAGCGTCATCGAGCGATACAAGGCCGGAAAAGTCGGCGGTGCCGCTTCCGCCGCCGCTGCTCCAACTCGCATCTGGAGTATGTGATCCCATTTATTTCTCCTTTAAATCCTTAATCATCAATCTTAATTCCTCGTTTTCTGTTTTGAGTTCTTTGATCGATTCAATGAATAATGCTGATAACTGATGATACTCAACTGTCTTATATTCTTCGTCACCAGTATTGTTAGTTGACACAGCTGAAGGCAACACTTTTTCTACCTGTTGAGCAATCACACCAGCAGATTCTTTGCCGTCATGTTTATAATTGAATGTAACGCCATTCAAACTACAAACTTTATCGAGAGCGCCACTAACATTCTTAATATTTTGTTTCAAGTTTTCATCAGATATGTGATTGAGGTTAAACAAAGACGTTCCCGACCCTGAACCAAAATTAAGATTTGATAAATCAATATTTGAGTAATCAATAACTTCTTCTGTTGCAGTTCCTCCTGACCAATAATTTTTTCCTATGCCGGTCCCGACAGGAGAATTGTACGCAGGAATCACTGCACCATTCGCCCCTGTGCTCACAGTAAAGTCTGTTGTATATGATGTTGGGCTTACCGGTACACTTGTTCTATACAATCTATATTCAATCCATTTATGCGAAAATTGCCCGTTGCTGTGAGATATATGGTTACCTATGGCTTGAGTTAATAATTGCAGCACGTAACCATTGTTGGCAGTATAGGCCCAGTTGTTTCTCGAACCAACATCTGCATATTTAATGCGCCCGTCCACAATGACAAAAATTCTTGTATGTTTACCTGCATAGTTATGTCTTACGAAAGCACTACCAGCGAGATTTGGAATAGGAACATCAATATTATTTCCTGCGCTCACTTTACTGTTGTCCGCCTGCCCTCCGTGAAATGCTCGCAAAACTTGCTCTACAGTTTGTCCGTTAGTGGTAGACAAGTTATCTCTGTAATACCAATCCATGTTGCCATTTCTTTTAAGGTTTCTTACAACACTTCCTCCAGCGCCGCCACAAATTGATTCTTCGGGCTCCACCAAGTATGCATCATCAGGATTAGTGGTGCGTCTAGAAGAGATTCCGGGCAGGCCTTTCCATTCCTGAAAATTAGAACGATGCCCAGCATTAGTCATTTGAACTGTACTGTTACCGAAGCGACCATCGCCACCTTTGCCGCCGCCTGCGCCGCCGCCGCCTCCGCTTCCATAGGATACGCCATTTGAATCAGTGGTATATCCTGCGGCACCGCCTCCGCCGCCGCCAAGTATTGAATATGAATTTTTATTAAACGCAGTTCTATCTTGTAAATTAAAATAAACTTTACCTACAGGATGATCTATTTTTACTGCGGGCCCGCCAGGTTTACCTTTAGCTTGTTCTTTCGCAGCAGCATCAGTCATCGGATTGTTTCCTGGAGCATCGCCCCCGTCTCCGCCGCATCCGTAGATAATGGCACCTATACCAACATTAACTGTAACCTTTAATTGTTCAGGCAAATCTGCAATAGTAAGGCCTGCGACAGAAGTGTCTGTCGATCCCAATACAGTTCCGCTATTTATATTCAAAACAACTTCATTCACAATCACATTAGGATCATCCCATGCACTGTATTGCTCAAGCTGGTCTTTTAAGTTATATCCGTCATAAGCACGTCCAAAGTTAATCGGCACAGCGATTGTCAATGTTTGTGCGTCTAATGGGACGGCAGTTGCTTTTTCTGTTCCATAAAAATCGCTGAATGAAATTGGTACAGGTTTACCTGATGCTTTAGTAGGAATAGCAATGTTTTTAATAATTCTAAGTTTAACGCCATACCTAGTCGATGATCCATCCATAACTCCGTTACTAACTTTAAACTGATATTGTGAATTGTCGCCATACGTCAATGTGCCGCCAGGTACTACATTTTGATTAGATAGTGTTGTTATCGCTCCTGCAGCAGTAACACCCGGTATATGATACTTAATATCCATTTGGGCTGAATTGCTAGGGTTATTTCTCTCTGCATAGAAACCTAAAGCATATGCACCTTTATACGTGTGAAGAAAATCATGCGATCTTACACGAGAATCGTCACGAAAATACTCCCCCAAAGAAGGAGTACTATCGCCCGTAAATTCTGCCTTTATTTCAGACATTTTTAAAGACGATGCGGGATCAAAGGTTGCTTCTATTTCATCTGAATCCACATATGACTTAATTGCCATGTAATCAATCCTATCCTTTAGTTGATTTCAGATCTTCGACCTGTTGTTTCAATTCTTTAATCGCTTCAATGAGTAATGCAACAGTGTTATCATAACGAACTGCTTTTTTGCCGTCTTCAGTTTCATATACTGCTTCAGGTAACACTTGTTCCAACTCTTGAGCAATCACACCAGGCACTCTTCCCTTTTCAGGCGCATCAATATAATTAAATGTGTAACCATTAATTGCATCAACTTTGTCAAGAGCATTCTCAATAGGTTCAATATTTTCTTTTAACGATTTATCGGATGCGCTACCGAATGCTGTAATATCGCCGCTCGCAATAAAGTTCCCAGAAGCAGTTGAAAATTCGAACCTGGAGGTTCCCGCTGTATTCTGTATGAACACTTTACTGTTTGCTCGCAATTTTAAATTGTTCATACTACCCGAACTGACAATAAAGTCACTGGCTCCCGATCCTTGTATAAACGCTTCAGAAGTAGCTTGTGTGTTGCCTGATTGTTCGAAAGATATTTTTGTGCCAGATTCTACAACAAACCCGGAACCGTCAAGTTTCGATCTGTTTGCATCTGCAGTAGCATTCCGCAATAAATATCGATTATCTGCATCAAGGGTTCTCACAGATTCAACGTGGCCAAATTCATCAAATTGTAAATCTTCAATCAAGGTGCCTGCAGAGTTTGATGTGGTCGTTGCGACAGGATTAGGTACATAGTGTTTGATATTAGGATCTGCAGCAGTACTAGCACTTCCACCAGACGGAGTAAATGTTACCAATCCGTCACCAATCGTCAACACCTGAACACCAGACTCTACATCACTAAAGTCAACAGTTGTGTTGGCGATTACAATATTCCCTGTTCCATCAATATCTACAGCATTGCCGGTTACTACACCTGATATTGAAATTTGTCGAGTTGTGGCCCATTGATTAGCTGTATTAGCAGCGACATCATCTTTTAACAATGCAGTATCGAGTTTAATGTCAGTTCCTGTTATCAAACCGAGTGTTGTACCATTCGACCTTCTAATTGTAAAGATTGCATCAGCACTAGTATTGTCTGCGTTTCGACCGACAATGTCTAGGTCAGTGTGATTATCAACAGGACCTATTTTCCATATCTTATTATTCGCTGAAGCAGTTGTGCCTTTCACGAATTGTATCGTGTCGTTTTTACCTTCGGCAGGAGTAAATATCATTTGTTGTTCAGAGAACTCAACTGTGTTGGCATCGAGTTTAATCGTGGTGCCCGTATTAGGTGTGAGGATATTCGTTTGAACACCTACAGTTGTATTTTCTGTGACCAAAGGACCTTCAATAAGAACGCCGCCCGAACCACGATTATCACCTGATGCACCGCCATAACATACTGCATTGTCAGATAAATTATCGCCGATCTCATTAGTCTTATCAAACCATTCCTGGAATGTATCAGTAGTTTGTAATGCTGTATAACTAATCGCCATTGGTTTCTATCTCTTCTATTCTAAGTTTTAAATTTTCAACACATGTTTCTAGTTTTTCAACTTTTTGAATCAGTTGTTGATATTCGTTTTCTTTTTTTGATCTCAACTTTGCTGCCCTGTATGCAGCATCGTCTGTATTAACTAACGCTGACGTTTCTGCTCGTGTAAACGTATTTGCAGTATTCATTATGTCAACGCTATCGCTCTGTAATCATTGACAAGCGGGAACAACCCAGTGCTTGCACCTACATCATCGTGCTTCATAACAATCTTAATTTGAAACGCATCATACTCTAAAGGAGTCGCTGCTTCAGTAAACGAATAATCAAATTCACGAAAATCTTTTATGTTTGCAGATGATGAATATAAATCAGGATTGTTATTCGTTAATGAAACCCAGTCGGAGTAATTTTCAGGATCAGACGGATATAAGAATCGTGCTTGAACATCTACGCTCGTACCTGTTGGTCGGAACGCAGACAAAATAACCTTCAATCCTTGCCCAGGGTATCCAGCTTGCAACACAACTTTCTTAGAAACATATTTAGATGTGTTACCTATAGTATTCGACATCGTATAATTGTATGCCTGAAGTTGTGCAAGTGCATTATCAATAACAGGTGTTACGTATTTGTATTCATTATTAGATAAATCTAATCTCAATCTGAACCTGTCAATTTGATTACCTGCAGTGTCAGCGAGCAATAATTGTTTTGACGGAATTGATCTTTGTTCACCTGTCAAGAAAAGGTTTGAGTGTAAAGGAACACCTTGACCAGGCGACAAATTTGCAGTATCAAATGCTGCTGTATTTTTAAATAGCGTCAATTCAGTAGATGTTCGCAATGTATTTTGTTGCATGACGAAAGGTTGAATGTAAGACACATCTGCACTTGACAAAGAAACAATTTCTCCTGTTGCCCCAGAAGTTACACCTGTAAGAATTGCTGATGCCGTATATTGAGCAGAGGTTCTTGATGTACTTTCTTTGATATGTACTACATTGCCTTTGTTTTTGTTAAAGTATGTTACTTTACCTCCGACACCTAGCGATATTGTCAATGGTCCCGCAGTAAATGGCGGCAAATCCGAAAGGACAATAACACGATTTGATGCTACAGTTGTCAAAGATTTAACAGTTGACACATGCGTGTTTCCTTGTTTTTCAACAATGACCAAGTCACCCTGAACAATAGAAAAGTCACTTAAACTACTAGGAACATTAATCTTTCTTTCAGATGTTAAATTTCCTGAGAACGTATTTCCTGATAATGACACATAAGCATACTCATCAACAATAAAGTTGCCGTTGCGTGTATCAGGATTAATGTCAATGAATTCCATGTCATTAGAAACAAGATCAATGTGTCCTGCATTTGTAGAGAACGGAATCTTGTACAATTTAAATTTGACGTCTTCGTTTTGATATGATTCCCATGCTTGGTTATTTGTTGACGTAAACAATACACCTGAACCCCAGTCAGATGAAACCTGAACGCTATCATCATTGATGCTATTCTCTCCAACCTTTGCTGTCCATATGAAATAATCAGGATCAGTTGCATCAGGAACAACAACAATTGCATATTCTTTCCCAACTTCAAGTTTGACTGGATTATCAAAAACAACAGTAGTTGCTGATGATGCATCATCAGATATTGATATTTCACTCCAGTCAACATGCTTCATGCCAAATGTCACTATTTTAGCAGTAGGATAGCCGTTTTCGACTTCACGAAGTTGGACAGTAACTCCGTTTCTTCGTGAAGCAGGTGATTTCTTCTTAAACCACAAATCAAGCTTATCAGTAAAGATGTACGATGCATATTCTGCTTGCGCAGGTTGAACTGCGAAAGTTTGCGCTAATGGATCGCCGCCTCTTCTTCTTGGCGGGGGATTCCAAACTCTAAGTTCTCTTGATGTGCTGAATGTGTCTGATTCAATATCGAAGTCAACGGACCTGACATCTGATCCTATTGCAGTTCTGTTCACAGTAAACCCATACGCACGATACGTTTCTTTAGCAGAAGATGTTCCTGCTGATTCGATACTATTAAATTGATCAGCATCCGAAATAATAAGGTCTGCTTCACCTACTAAGAATGTCTGCCCTGGCAATCGGAATACAGCAAACAATCTTCCGTATTGATCCGACTTAACAGCAGCGCCTCTGGACCCTATTGCGGAGATGTCAGACGCCTTAATGCTTTGCGAGATGTCATTTTCTATAACGCCGCCAGGAGCAACATGAGCAGAAACAGGTTTCTCATCAAAGTAGAAATAATGTCTTGTGTTTGGTCGTAATCCCGAAACTCCTATTTTAATGACTTTAGAATTCATGAAGGGTGTCATTGAAAAATCGGTTACGAATGAACCTAAATTTTGTGTCGTATTAAATGTGTCGCTAGTCAAAGTTTCAGTCAAGAATGAATCTGTTATACTAGCTACAGAAAAGTTTCCTCGTTGATTAAACTCTGACTGAACACTATTTGTTTGCGTTGTCGATGTCAACGGAACGAATTCTTGAATAGCGTCTACTGCACTAAGCACCGCACCAGCAAGATCGATATCTATTGTGACTGCAGGATTTTCAATAACATCATACCCGGCATCAAATTTGGGTTCCATTAAAACTGTGCCGTTGTAGTTATAGAAGTTTGATGCACAGTTTCTGAAACTTGTTGCATATTCCTGTGAAAGCAATGTTTCTCTAGTAGAACTTGATAGCGTTGTCACATCGTCATACGAAACAACATTTGATGATGTTGCGCTATCAACTTTAAGATCAATAGGGAACTGGGTCACTGCAGGAGCAAGATATTTTTGCACTGATTCAATTGACGCTTTAAAGTCTCCGTCAGTGATATCCGCAACTCTAAGATCTTTGAATTGATCTACTAGGATTCCGTTCTTAAATCTATTGTTTCCGTTTGCATCAGGAATAAACATATCGCTTGTTTGTGATTCAAGCAAACTCAGTGATAGCACATCAAAAACTCTATCAACTCTTTTCTCAATTGATTCTATGTCTTTCATAGTGTAATTTTTAATTGTGTTTCTTTCAATTCTTATCGGATTTGCTTTTGACACAGACATATTAACACCAGGCACAAAAATGTCTGCTATGCCGAACACAGAATCGTTAACAACCTTTCCTGGGTTATCAGCAGGTTGACCCTTTACAATCACAAACTGTTGTGTTTTGTCAATTGCAAGTTTGTCTATTCTGCCCAAATAATATTCTTGTGTTGCAAGTATAGTAGAATTCGATGACACAGGAATTGCAGACCCTAAAGTGTCAAGTTGTAAGGATGAAATGTTGACTGATGCAGCACCTGCCTCTTCAGTCAGGTATTGAACTGTTGTATCTGCATAAGGTCTGAAATCAAACGAATTTAAAAGATTATACGTTTTTCCGTTCCTGCCAGTATATGACGTAAGTTTTTCAGCAACATCAGTAATATTGGTATAACTATTCGGCGTTATATACCCGCCATTAACAGTTCTTTGAAGAACAGTGAAGTTTGCAGTTATCGTTGCAGTTGCCGCACCAAGCGTTTCACCTGATTTAAGTGTAAGATAAGATAGCCCGTAATATGCATCATTTTGATTTCTTTGTAATGCAAATTTGCCCGTGACATCCTTTCCTTCACTATTCTTAACCTGCTTAAGCACAACAGCATTAGGAAGACCTAAAGAAGCAAAATTACTTATTGCAGAGAAACTAGTAGTAACCCAAACATCAATTGCTGTTAATGTGTCTTGTGTAACGCCACCAATGTTCGCATTGTAGTAGATATATTGTAGGGTTTTACCTGCTGGGAATGTTATGCTGATACCTGTGTTAGGTGATGCGACTGATTCTACGGCCGTTGCGCCGACATATTCACCAGAAGTGTCAATTGCGAAAGCGCCGCCTTGTGTGATAGGTGATGTCGTTACTTGTCCATTAACCTCAACAGGAATCACAACAGGAGATGATGACGAAACAGGTATAGGGTAATATTTTCTTTGTCTTTCTGTGTACACGACACTAGAAACAGACTTCATGCCTTGTCGGCCTGTATCAAATATAGCCAATCCTTTATTCGCATCAACGATGTTGCCTGATAGCACAGCAGTTTTTGTTGTCGCATTTTTGTAAATAAATGCTATATCAGTAGTTTGTTCATTTTCATTTTTTTGTACTGCATATACATAAATTCTTAATTTATCATTGCCTACGGGTTCAATGTTTCGTATTGAACATGTGCCTATGTCTTGCTGTGCTGAATTGCACAATTTATATCTATCAGAGAAATTAAATGATTCAACGTCAGTGCCTGATGATGATACATCTACTGTCAGGTATCCTCCATACTCGACACCTGTTGATTGTAAAGTTTTTGTGCTTGTTGTTGCACTAGGCTCAATCTCTAATCGTGTTTTACCTATGTTGTTTATCTCGAACCCGAACGCATATGCTCGTCCTGCGCCAATAACAGCCTGAAACTTCCCATCTGAATCTTTTTCTGTTGTGATAGGTAATCCGCTAACAACATAACTGCCTGACTCATCTTGTGTTCTTTTTGCAAGTTCTTTTTTAATGGAGTTAAACTGTGTATCGCCACGAACAAATACTGTCTGTCCCTTTTCGATTCTCAATAATGCAAAGAAGGATTCAGGTCTTGTTGCAGTATCATATACTGCCAACTTAGGTTCTAGTTTTAACCTATCAGCACCAGGAGCATTAAAGTTATTAAACCCTTGGGCATTGTCAAGCAAAGTATTGTCTAGTGCCGAATCAACGATTGATTCATTGATGTTAAAACCTACTGAAATGTCAGCAGGAATAATATCATACTTTGATGCGATGATAAGTTGCGGTGCAACATAATTAAAGTGTCCGTGCTGATAGATTACTCCATCCGTCACTTGAACAGCTAAAGATTCTCCTACATGATCAGTCCCATCGTTTGCTGTGACAGTTGCAACAGCTGTCGTTACGCCACCTTCTTCCCTTGTAACACTTAATAGTTCACCAGAAATAAATTGCTTAACGTCTGTGCCGGCTTGGTTTGCAACTGATTGCAAATACTTTACAAAAAATGTTTTCAAGTCGGGCGCATCACTCTGGAATCCGTTTGCTCCGGCAACGATTCGTGCAGTAAGTCCTGAAGAAAGGCCTTCGATGAAATACGAAACATCATCTGTCGATGCATAAATTGTTAAGTCATCAATACCTGATTGATCATTAATCTTGACAAAATTGACATTTTTATCAACCGTTGGGTTCACACCTTCAATGATTGTTCCTTCTTGGTAAATATTATTACCAAATCTTTCTATCTGATTTTGAAGGATTGATTGTAGTTGTGTCATCTCTCTTGCTTGAACTGCCCGTGCTGGTTTAAACAACACACGAATGTATTGCTTGTCAGCATCAAAGTCATCATTGTAAGGAGCTGTGTTTAGATTTGTGTTAATACCCATTTAGTTTACTCTTTCCTCTAAAAGTCGAAAATAAGTTTTACTTTTTCTTTAGATGTAGCGGTTCGTGTGATCGGATCAAAGTCAACAAAGTGCATTACTTCTCCGGAATACTCATTATATTTATGTCGTCTGCTAATAGTGCTTATGCTACCTTGATAAGATGTGTTTGCATTTCCTTCAGCGGCAAATATTTGAAAAGTGCCTGCCTCAAATTCTTTACTATATGCGCCAACATTATTAACGATAAACAATCCGGTCGCTCCAGGCAATGCTCTAACTTCATGAACAATGCCAACAACCTCTGTGCCAACAGGATTTCCGTCAATATCATATGAACTTGCTTGCTTAACAACACTACCGACAACAACTTGTGATGCATCTAGCACTTCACCAACAGTTATACTTACCCTGTTATCGAAATCAGCAGGATATGTGCCGTCTCTGAATGTAGGATTTTTGACAAGTCCTATTTTTGTAAATTGATTTGAATCAGGAATGTTTGTATTTGTATCAGTAACAAAACTAGTAACCGTTCCTACTTTACTCATAAACAATTCATGCACAGGATCTGATCCGTGTCCGCCGTTCGGCGATACAATAGTTCTGACAGATGTATCAGCAAATATTAATGCAGGCGGCGCCTTAACTTGCGCACTAGCAGATGTGTAACCTGAACCTTTTGTCTTAAAGTTAATAGACGTCAATGTACCCTCATTGCTTAATACGCCATACGCAATGGCCTGTGTTCCTGTCGAGTCGTCAGGTTCAGTTATGTAAACTTTAGGAACAATAAAACAAGCGCCGCCTGATAGCCCGGCTTCATTATTTAGATTTATCGGCGTCTTAACAAATATATTAAGAGTTTTGTTTGTTGTCGAATCAACATTAGCAGGTATGGAACTTTCGACAATATCAAATATGTGTCCAGAGGTAGTTCTCACATACATGTTAGTGTAAGCGTTTGTCGCATTTTTCGGAACCCTAGAACATGTTAACTGTAATTGATATTGATCAACAATAATGTCCGAAGATACTGATGCAATTGTTGCTTTTGTGGGCGTACCATCTTCTCCTATGAGGTATGGTTTAAATGCGCCAGCATCAACATCAGTTATCAAAATATCACTGATACTTTGTGTTGCAGCGGCAGTAACAGCAGAGTTAGGAATAAAGGGTAAGAATTTTGATGTGCCAAACAATAAGTATTGCGCAGGAGGTACATCGAACAAATATTTCCATACATATCCGTCACCTGACGTTACCTCATACCCAGACTCTAACTCAGCAGTAGGAGGCGTATCGACAGAAGGCGAATTGTTATTATTTCTCAAACACTTGTAAACCTTATACGATGTTTCATTGATCGTGCCATCAAGAACGGTCACGTAAAAATTCTTTGTACTCATGTCTTGAGTGTCATCGAATATGTCATATACAGTTCCTGTCACCCATGGTTTAATGTTAAACATGTATCTAACATTGCTCGAGTCAATCTTATTGCCGAACACAACTTTACGCTGAAACTCTCTAATATCTTTTTGAGTGTTAGCGATGGTTGAATCTTCATTAACAGAAGATGCCATGATGTAATAATTATTGCCGTTAGCGTCCGCAAACGAATCTACGAACTCATTTGTTGATTCAACTCTAAAATTTTCAGTTACAACCTTTGCCATGTAAAAGTTTTCCTAAGTGTTTGTTTTATTTATATACTATTAATCAAATCCGACTACTGTATCGGTACCTGTTTCGACAATTGATGCCATGAGTGCAGGAATAACAATTGCGTTTGTCAGCGAAGATCCATCATTTGCTGCTCTAAATACTGATCCTTGCGAATAAGTTTCTCCGACTGTATCTGTAGTCAAACTCCATAGCAAATTATTGCCTGCAAAATCTCCGAGATCAACAATCTGATAAGTTGTGCCTATGACAAAATCGCCCGGATCAACAGTAACTTGTGTAAGTGCTTCATATGCACTAGGATCTGTTGTATCCGCTTCTAACATTAACGGAGAGAATCCATCAGGGTAATCATCGCTAGGTTCAACGAGCGAATAATCGTAACTGAACAACTGTGTGGTACCACCGCTCGATAAACTTTGAAATTCACTTTCAACAGACAATACATTGTCGGTTACATGATCAATTATCGCATCTAGTCGTGCATCAACCTCAGGATAACCAGTTGTGGTTAGAGTGGAACCTTGCCACAAAGATAAAAGTTCAATTTGATTAAATCCAGTTAACCCATCCGGGTCAAGAGTAACATAAGGTACGCCTGAAGGGTCGTCCTCATGAATAACACCATACAATAGCGGTGCTCTAGATTGCAAAGTAGTGCCTTGAGTATCTATCATTAACATTTCATAAATTGCGTTCAAATTTGGTTCGAGTCGTGCAACAATAATTTTTAATATTGTTTCTGTTTGACCAACACTCGCATCAATTTCTGGACGAATATCATCAATGGTGGCAATCAATGGTGTACCAAATAACTTAGTTCCTGCAACATGCGTTATATCTTTTACTGTTTTTTCATACACCGGAGGATCTAATATAGTCGATACATCATATGAATATTGTTGATAATAATAATTATCGTGAATGAATCTATTGTTATCAGAAAGGTGTGACGTTGTAGTTATCCAGTTACCTGCTGTTTCTCCCATTCCCCCAACATTAATTTTTGCCTTTGCTACTATTTGTTGATATTTGTCTTCATCATCCTCATCGTTGCCGACTAAGTCAACAGTTTCGCCTGAGGTATATCTGAAACCTGATCTTGCAATATCAATCTCTGTTATTTGTCCTGACAAATATTCTGCCTCACCTTCAACGACAGCATTACCGCCGGCAATATTTTCTGCTAATCTAGATACTGATTCTACAGTCAATGCCCTACCCTTGAACGTAATTGATGCGCCATCAATACTGAAAGGATAATAACTTAGTGGTTGGAAATAGAAAATGTTTCCTTCCCTACGAACAAATCGTCCTTTTGTTGTGTGCGATATTTGTTGACCAGAGTTTACAAACGCACCATCATTGTCTCGTGTCAGATCTTCAATTTGAATAACCTGTTCAATTATATCACCTTCTTGAATAATGAAGTTAGTCACATCAAATGTCAATCCAATCAATCCTAAATCGTGAGGAAATATTGTTGGGTTTCGTAATCGTGTTCTCACATTGTTCTTATAACTATCACCCGAACTTTCGACTCTGATCTCATCGATTGATCCGATAGTCGTTGTCGTTACGCCTAAGGCATCTTGAATTTTAGTGTCTTTATTATTAGGATTAATTCTCCCGCCCATATTATAATTAAATGCATCTAGCGTTTTCGGAAGAAAGAAACTAATAATGTCATCTAGGAATGATACTGTTTCAGCATTCGAAAACTGTTCAAACGAGAATGATGCTGAATCATTATATCGTGTCATCGATGATATTTCAAACGGATCTATTCCGACGCCGCTGACCGTTGCTCTTGGATTAATAACGACTGGAGCAAAAGGCCAATCCTCTTCAAGACCTGTAACAGTATTTCTTATAACAAATGCGCCATCCTGGAAAGTAGTTGTTGTCGATTCAGGATAAGCCCATACGTAAATGATGGGATGTTCGTATGCGATAACTTGTGCAGTACCATCAAATCGCTTATTTGCTACTGGTGTCGATGATCCGTTTGAAACTTCGTTTACAGGTGTATTAATTGCACTTAAAGTCGTACCCGGAACAAGATCAGGTACTTCATCTCCTGCAACAATCAATACTTGTTTCGATGTCAATATTTCGTTTTCTGCATCAACTGAGTTAGGACCTACTGTATAATTAGTTCCGCTTTGTGTTGATCCTGCAGGAACAGCATATCCCCAACCGCTATCTAACAATTGCCAATCAACAACACCTGTCGGAATATCAGATACTGTCCTAACTGTTGCTTCAGCATCAACACCTGTTCTGTTTGAAACAATTTTTAATTTATTGCCTACTACATTATCTGCTGTTGCATCTTTAGTTAATACGGTTGTCGAATCAATAGATCCGTATATCAATTTACCAGGATAAGTAATAACACCATCTCTTTCTACACGTAATCCGTCATCGTTTGTGAACTTGCCATATACGTTTGATATATACGTTACAGGAACTAGTACACCGTTAATATTATAGAATACAATCTCGTCAACGAATGCGGTTGCTTTTGATGTATCACCTTCAATCCTATCCCCTTTCTTTACGGGAAAAATTGATACGTCCTGTACAGGAAGGAACTCAATGAATGTAGAGAATGCCCACTTCGAATCAGACAACGATAAAATAGAGGACGCCGGATAGTATGTTTCAACTTCCGTTTTGTAGAACATTTTAAATAACAGTTCGAGTGCTTCTGACGTACCTTTACTACGATATAAATCGCCAATGTTTTTAACAAGGAAAGGTATATCCTCAAGTGCTTTATTTACAAAAGGAAGATTGTGTAAATATTTGTTCTTATAATACTTTAGGAAACCTTGTAATGTCGAATCAATGTCACGTAATCCCGCAAAGTTTCGATCATTTGTTTCGTCAAGATATTCGTAATACTGTTTAACGAACTCAACAAGATCAGGACCATCTTCACGATAGTGTTCAGGAAACTGCTCGGATATAGTTGGCGCTATCGTTGATGGTCTGTATTGCATTAAACTGCCCTTGTTGTTACTATAGTATCACTTTGTCTTATTCTAAAGATACGATCCTTCGGTGATGTGAAATCACGAGTTTTTGTCTTAACAGTAATTTGAATTGCGGCACCTTCAAAATTACGTATGCGTAAATCCTTCAAAATGATTTCGCCTGTATTATAATTCACGCTACCTAAGTTCTTTTTATACACAGAACGTAATGCATCACTAGATACAATCGCTTGTATAACACCATTACCATCATCCTGTAATTCAACAATTGTATTATCAATCGTGAATCGTGTAGATGAAATACATGGTTTATAATCTGTCAACCCACTAGTGTCGTTATATGGGTATGGTTTTAATAACTCTTGATTAAAGTTAAACGTAGGACTTTCATTTGCATTCAATACAGGTTTATAATCAATAATAGGATCTGTTGTTATTGATACAGATGTGATTGCTTCATTTGCTAATGATAGTGAATAACTTAAATCAGATGAACCTAATGTCGCACCAAACTTATTTAAATTTGTATTTGAATACGTAGTCAATGCATCACGAACTAATGCTTCTAATCCCGCAACAGATGTAAGAATATTATTACGATCAAAGGATGCCACGATATTCGTTTTAGCATATAAGAATTTTGCTTCTTGAAAAACTGGTTCGATTGCTAACGGACTCTTACTCTTAATATAATCTTTATATAATGCCATTTCAGTTGCAGCAGCACCATCACGACCTTGTACATCAACCGCAACAATCACACGACCATATTGAGGAGGGTTTGCTTCATCACCACCAAACACACTAATGTTTTCTATTTCGGGAAACTGTGTCTTAAGCAAAACTTCGTAATCATTAGCAGTCACAGCACGATCCTGAACCTGAAACGCCTTAGGCGCAAACTCCCTTACTGATTCCACTGATTCAGCATCTGCGCCGCCTATCGAGTTTCCAATGGGAGTCGCAATCACGCTAGTTGCTCCTATTGCTCCTGCATCAACAGAAAATGCTTTCACACCATTTGATTGAGTCCCAGAACATACACGATACTGAACTTCTATCACATCGGTTGCAGTTGGTTGATACCCGAATAATGTTTGACCAAATTGTATCGAATACTTATCATTTAACTCTGGTTGTAAATAGAATACTCTATCGTTCTCAACAACTCCGAATATACCTGTGGCGTATCTATACTCTTCACCGTTTACAAACAAACGAATAGATCGTGTATCAATAAACGAATTAGATAATACTGTATTCGTATAGTCAAGCACTTCAACTATAGTACGACCTTCAAATACAGCAACATCATTCGCTACAAATACGTTGCCAGTTTGTCCTTCACGAGTTGCACTATATGTCTTATTTGTGATAAAATTATATGACACATTACCACATCTACCTAGGAAAGATGTTCCACGAGGTATAGTAAATGTATTACCTGCCTGAGATGCAGTAATACGTAATGATAATAATGCCCCTGCTGAACGTCTAGAACGTGGCAAATAATTTAATTCTTTTGCATGAGATACAACACTATTTTTTAATTGTGCGGAATCGAGGAATGTTTCTCCTAACGTCATATTATAATAAGTCATATTACTATATGTGTTATACGCTAGTAAATCAACTAGCACATTCATGTTCGATCCTTCGAAATCGAATCCCTTGAATTGATCTTGATTCTGTAAATGAGCGAGTAGGTTCGCTTTAATTTGTGTGAAATCAAGTTTATTATATGGTGCAATCTTTGCCATTTCTTATCTTACCCTGTCGAGGATTATGTTAAACTTAGTTGGAGTATCAGTATTTATCAATCGAAACACAATCGATATATTAATCGCATTGCTATCTATATCACCCGTTACGTCAACCCCCATTAATTCACACCGGGGTTCATATAGATCAATCGCATCTTGAATGACAGTTTTAACTAAGTCAAATGTTTGAGGTGTTGCATTATCAAATAACATCTTACGTACATTACAACCCAACTCAGGTTGAAACGGACGCTCTCCTTTATTCGTTAATACTATATTGCGTATAGATTCTTTAACTGCTTGTTCATTCATCTTACGTGCTAAATCTTCTTTCCCAGGAACAATCGTCATGTCCTTATGAAAATCCGCTGCCACTATTCGTGATATATTGTTAGGTGTTAATGCCATTTACTTATTCCTGGGTTTATATATTATTTATCATTCTTGACGGCAACTCTAGGATACCATGCATCACGCTTATGATCAGTTAAAGCGGTTCGTAATGCGAATATAGATGTCTTATCTTTTTTTGTGTTGAATCCATCGACACGTTCATCCACAGTTTCCCCTTTAAATAAATCATCATATTCTTTTTGTAGGTTGTCGCCCAACCATCCACCACGACTAACATTACCTACAGTAATTGATCCCTCACGTATCTTAATTGCTTTAAGTCCTGCACGGGAAGCGGCAATAAGATATCTTAATTGTGTAGTTATATCATCAGAGGGTAATTCTATAGTTACTATTTGTCCTTTCTTACGATATTTAGATGTAGATTCATAATCGAACCCTTTGGTTATAATTAAATCTTCATCTAATTGATTTGCCATATCTAGTATCTGTACCCATACTTTTGTTTGTACTAGAGTCCAACCCGGTCCTGGAGCACCAGTATCATCACCGTTCTTACGTAATTGTGTAGTGGCAATGGTAGAACCCCCTTTAAATTTGATGGGTCCAATACCGCCAGTTATCGAAGTATCATTACCTAGCTTAGAAACATAGGGTCTTAATTCTTTTGGTAAATCCTTTGCTCTCTTTGGTCGTGGATATGACTTCATAAAATCATATACTAATGAATTATTATTAATACTTTCTTCAACATTTAATTGACCGACACCATCACCTTCACCATATAAAGCCTTGTGTCCTTCAACGAGATCATCAAGTTTCGTACTACGTCCACGCATTTCTGTTTGCGCTTTTTCCTTTTGTTCTTCAACGTCATCAGCATCCATACGGTTAGCGCCTGACTCTACAGCAGTTTTTGTTGCCTTTGCACTCTCACTCTTCATGATTTTTTGTGTTTCTTTAATGCCATTCACTGTATGCATCAATGATTTTAATGAATTTTCACTTGAATTTTGTATAGCATTTGTTACTTGACAGAAACGAAACAACAATAAACCCAATACAGCAGGGGTTAACTTCTCAAACATCGACCCAACATTCGCAATCATCTTGTCAATTCCATCCATAACACCGTTCTTATTCTTATCAGATGTGAATGCAGTGACCTTTGCTTGTGCCTTATTTAACTGTGCTTGTAATGAATTAGGCAGATCTTTAAGTGAAGCAACGAGTGATGATGCCTGATCTTTAACTTTTTGAATGACTTTCTCTACAGTATCCTTAATTAATTTACCAATCATTTCTAATTTTAACTTGACCTTTATCACTTCTCCTGATAGAATCTCACTTAAAGAGAACTTCTTAAGATCCAATCCAGGTATATTATCAAGTGAATCTGCCTTTGCTTTCATTGATTGTAATAAACTTTGTAAAGAATTACCTAGTACAGCAAACGCAGCACATTGACCCCCCGATAATGATGACCCAATATTATCATCAAAGAACGAATCGAGTAATGCTAATGCAGCAGCAATTTGTGCTGTAGGATGAGATCCCGGAGTCCATGCACGAAAATCTAATGAACATTGACCCGCCTTAATAGTATCCCCAGTCGTTACTCCCTCAGTATCAACGCCATCTACAGGATCGTCAAACGCACTATTCAAGGGGGATTGCAGGGTGGCACCTGTTTCAGTTGCGAATATAGCGACTTCAGCAGGACTAATATCATCGTCTTGTATCTTTTTAGCTAGTGTAGGATAGTCATCTTTGAATTGATCAAACGTATATGCAGATGGAGATTGCTTCGTCTTCTGATCATTTAACCTATCATTAATCGTATCCGTAGTCACAGACAACAATGCTTGATTCAATTGCTTTGTGGGATCTGTTAAATTTAATAGATCTTCGCCTGATAAAATATTTTTAAATTCATCAGTATCAGTTAATTGACTTAATGGTAAACTAGTTGGACAATTACTCATCTTCTTCTGCTACTCCTTGTGAACCACTTGTATTACCTGGGTTCGGTATTATAGGTATTGAATCAGGAACCTTATACCCACCCAAACCTTGATTGTCAGGCGGCATAGGTGCTAATCCACCTGCTGCATTTGCCTTTTGTAGATCATCATCGTCATCAACATTCTTACGTGTAAGCGAACTAATCATTGCTGCAGTAGATGGTCCCGCTGCATTTGGATCAATTTCGCCTGCTGCGCCACCTTCTGCCATACGAACAACATCATCAATATAAGTTGTTGTGGCATTTATGTGCGTAGTCGCATCACTTTCAAGTACCATTTTATTCGTAGACTTTAAATGCATTTCATCATTTGATACTAAATGCATTTTACCTGTACTAGTGTAGCGCATACCTGCAGACGTCTTAACATTTAAGAAACCGTCTGAGTCCTCAGTCTCTGCAGTGCTAGGCGGTGAATCTGCAGGGGTTCCTTTCGTTTCGATAAACATATTGTTCGCACTTTGTATATCGATAGTACCTAATTCATGTGTATCCGCTTCCGTGAAATCAGGTATCGCAGTATTCGGTTTAATTTCTGTAGTCATTTTCAACGAACCTGAAGTCATATCAATCTTATTCTGCGCACCGGTTGCATATAAGTAGATACCATGATTATCAGATTGTATTGTTGTAAGATCAAGTGATTGAATTTTTAATTTCTTTTCAGACACTATATCCATATCATCGCCAGAGTTAATCATCATGTTACCAAATGATTTCTGTACATGTGTGCCTTTCGTATTAATTAATGTATCGCCACGTACTGTTAAACTAAAGTTCTCGCATTCAATGTCTAGATCGTTGCGGAAATACATCTTTCCGTTGTTGTCAACTTTTAATGTATAATCTTGTCCAATCATTGTATTGTAGTCGCCATCGATCTGTTCAACAAGGCCACCATCAACCATATTCTGCATACCGCCACGAGTCTTAATCAATACATCGCCATCTTCATTGATTTGTATCACAGTACCTTTATGATGAACTATTTGTATATGTCCACCATCTGAGTCAGTCATTAAGATATAGTTCTGATCATCCGTAGACG